CAGCGTTTGTAGCAGCGATCTCAGCAACGAGAGCAGCTTCTTCGGCAGCTAGACGGGTCTGTAGTGAACCATCAGCAGCTGCACGAGCAGCCTCTTCGACGCCTAGACGGGTCTGTAGTGAACTGTCACCAGCTGCGCGAGCGCCTTCTTCAGCAGCTACGCGGGTATCGACAGAGCCAACATCAGCGTTTGTAGCAGCGATTTCAGCAACGAGAGCGGCTTCTTCAACAGCTAGACGTGCTTCGAGTGAGTTGTCGCCAGCTATGCGAGCAGCGATCTCGACAACGAGAGCAGCTTCATCAGCAGCTACGCGTGTGTCTATTGAACCGACATCAGCATCTGTAGAAGCGATCTCAGCAACGAGAGCAGCTTCTTCGATAGCTAAGCGGGACTGTAGTGAGCTGTCGCCAGCTATACGAGCAGCAATTTCAGCTTTTGCTTTGCCTTCTACTTTGATTAATGTATCGTAAGCGGCATCAATTGAGAGACCGTGACCGAATGAACCACCTTCCCAGTACTGTTTGACTACGTCAACAATATCCTCGTTGAGTTGTTCTGATCTTACTAGTGTATTGCCTTGTGAGGCGTTACCTTTTATGTTATTAGCCATTATATTTTGTTTTCCTTATATATTATTAGCATTTTTACTATAACTAGACTTATTATAACTTGTTTTTACACACAATTAAATATTCCTACTTAGTCGTATTTGAAAAACAAATCATATAATAATTGATTATGTTGTATTATCCTATATTTTGTGCTTGTTTTTGATTTTCATTTGCTTTGTCCAGAAAGTTTGAACATAAAAAAACGGTTAATCTTTAATTCTAGAAACGTAAATAGAACTTGAGATTAACCGGAAAATAAACTTAACACGTGATGCGTTATTTTATATATGCGTCAGAAATTGTTTTTTCAGATATTTTTAATTTTTGTATAAAAGTTTTTTAAGTGTTCTTACGCTGTTATCGAATTTACTGAATTCTGAGTTTATATACTCAATTGAAAGCATGTCAGCTTCTCTACTAGGATCATCGAAAACAAACTGAAAGCGAGGGCCATCTTTATTTGCGCTCAACAATAGCAACCCCTTCATCATTAAAAATGCTGCCAGTGACAGATCAGATGTTCTATATTCATTCATTATTGTCGTTCCTTCATTGACTCTTAAGTTCGTTCAATTATAAATATAACTATGACGTCAAGTTACATTGAAAACACAAATAATAAATTATGACTAATATGAATATGTTGCGAGTATTACATCGTCTCCTGTAGGTATGAATGTAGTTGTAAGCGTTACGACATTAGCAACGAGCGAATAGTCCTTAGCTACATTTCCTAACACTGGCGTTAGTATCTGTCCGTTAAATGATATAGTCGCTCCGGAAATCGGTGTGTTGGCTAGTGTGAAGATCATATTTGACCCATCTATAGCTCCTGTTGGTATTTCATTGTATGACATACTTGCTATTGCTGTTTTATTAAACACTGCAATTGTTACAAGATCATCTGCTTCAAGAACAAAGTTCATTTGTATAGTTTGGTAATCTATTATGTCGTAGTCAGATACTCCTAGACCCAGTTCACCTGAATGTGCTATTAGCATACCGTTTAGATGAATATCAATTAGCTCTGGATCTTGACTTGCTAGATCAAAATTTACGCCTGGGACTATTATATTAGTTGCCGCTGCTATTGTTCCAGTCGCTGCATACACATTCTTTTCTCTTAGAACTGTTGAACCACTTGATGCTGTTGAAGATGAGCTGCCAATGACATCATCTAGCATGTCTCCGATATATAATAACGCGTCGACGTACACGGGATTTTGAGAATGCGATCCAGTACCAGGCGGGTCCTGTTGAAAAAATATTCCGTTAAAATAATCAAGTGCCCAGTTTCTTTGATCTGTGACTGGGATTAGTGTTATTGTACCGTCGTTATAGTAGGGTTTAGCCTCATAGTCTGTACCAAAGGAGGCGGGTACTATTTGTAATTTTCCTTTTGTTAAGTGAAGCTTTTGACTATTTATGAAAGGATGCGCTCCAGCTTTTGGGTTTGTTGAATTTGTCTCGTAGTCACTTGGTAGACTTAAAGAGTAACTGTGGCGTCCTGAGCTTGTGTCTGTTCCTGGTATAAACTCAGCTACGAGTCTTACATATTCTACTTTATTATCTATGTTATCGTAATATGATGTCTGATTTGGTTCATCAGGTATTTGCTCACCAAATATAGTAGTGTAGCTTGTTGTGATCCCAGACGACAGTGACTCGTTTATTAGACCTTTGTCGTTTGAAGTATGAGCCTTTCCGTTAAGCTTTTTAAGTGTAACATTTACTTTTGTTGTAGTTGATAAGCTCATTTGTTAATCCCAGCTGACCGCGATTGAACTAACGTTGCCAGTAAATGTTGCATCGCATTCTATTTTTATCATGATATATTCATTATTATTTAAGAACTTTGTTCCAAACGTTACCGTGTTAGTGGCATCTAGGGAGGCGTCTAAGGCCCCTTGAAGACATCCTGATCCTGTTGTATACTGACCAGTTGCGAAGGGTTGTGACAAATCAAGCCACCCTGTAGACTGATTGTTAGCCGTTGTTGGTATTTTTGCTGCTATTGATATACCTGTAGTTCCGTACGTTGACCCGTGTTGCATTATAGTACCTGTACCATTAACCACTAATGATAAGTCAGATTGTGAACCCCCAGACGTATTCTTGACCTTCCTGTAATATGTTCTGATACCTGTTGTAATACTGCTGTAGTCTACATTCATAGCAGGGGCGTTTGTCATAGATGTGAAGTCTCCAGAGGCTCCTATCCCGTCATTTGAAGGTGATCTCAATTTTTCATTGAATATCATCATACCGTCGTTTGAATGAAGTGATTCAGCTGAATCCCAATCGTTTAAAGCGTTTGTCACGTGTGACTGAAGAGTGTATTCTCCTGATTTCATTCTATAACTTTCACCAGTAAAGTTTTCTGAAAGTGTTGTTGATGTTTCTGCCTTGTTGTTCAATAGAATACCTGTTATTTCTAATGGGCTTCCGTTTACTAAGTTCGACTTTGTAGGGTGAGGCACATTTACAGATATTCCAACTGTCCCACTTATTAAAGTTGAAGCGTCGATTGTGAGTGTTGTATTTGCAGTTAATAATTTTGTATTATCTTCCCCCAGTATTGTATTTATCTGTGGGAATGCAAATGATGGAGCAGAGCAGTTTGGTGTTGTGAATGTCACCCAGTTGTCTGTAGTATACGTGTTTTTATACGCATTTTGAACTTCTACTGAATAATTTGCTGTTCCTCCTGTATAGTGGCTAATACCAGACAGATATTTTGTGCCTGTCAAAGAGACACTTGTTAGTGCAGCATTCAGTGAAACAAGCGGCGTTACATCTGAATCAGTTAGCCACTCTATTGTATTTGTCTCACTGTCTACACCATCTATTGTATGAACTATTTTTAAAACATTCCATCCGTTATTTTGATCTGCAGGAGTGACTATATACGAAGCCGTCCTATGAACAAACAATGATAATTCTGATCCGTCTGCAAATGTTCCGGTGTCTATTGCCGATATGTTTGTAAACCCTGTTCCATTTGCGTTTAGATCGCTATCTGAACCAGAACCAGGAGCGCCTGTACCTATTGATATATCAGATAGATCTATAGAGTGAACAGTAATATCATTTAATACTATTTTTAGTAGTCCTACGTTTGCTTTACCGAAAGACTTTGCAGGATAGTTGACTTGCCCAGACGAATGAATGTCAGCAGCAACTGCGTAGTTGACATCACCTGTCAGAGATGTAGTTGAATTGAATGATCCTTTTCTTTTGTTTAGACCCGCAGTTGAGCTCTCAAACGTGTTATTTATCTCAGTTGATGCAAAACCTGTAGTCGTGCCTACGTTTGTATACGATGATATTGTATTGTTTTGATCAAATGAAAGTCTGCACGAAGAACCAACATTGTCAATATCTGTCTTAGATGCCCTTTCAGCTGGTGAAGGAGCAAGTGACTTTAGTATCTCGTTAAAACGATCTATAGCCGTTCCAGTCGGAGTATTACTTGTAAAGTCAGAAAATAAGCCGTCGTCATAGCTATCATCTTCTGGTGAACCGATTGTTTTAGGCGAAGCTATCGTTATACTTCCAATTGATGATGAAGATATTGTTACGCCATCACCGGCAATTAAATAAGATGTTCCATCAACAAGCTTAGTTAGAGAGCCAGAAAGTCCGTTATTGAAAAGAGATTTTCCGTTAAACTCGTGTATATCGTCAGTAGAATCACCAAAGAGTGTTGATCCAGACTGATATATTATTGATGATGAAACTACAGTTGAGTGAAACTCTGTTGCAGTTACTTTTCCGTCTATGACTACATCGCCTGCAACATGAAGCGATGCTGAAGGAACAGATGTTCCTATTCCCAGACGTGTGCTTCCAGCATCAAAGAATAGTTCGTTAGAACCAGTGAGCGTGTTATTTTTTTGAAACTGTATAGCTCCGTCGTCTCCATCTGGCGTTGAAAACGTAGACTCTATAGTTATCTGCCCATTTGAAGCAGTTGCAATATTAGTTCCTACGCCGGATACTAAAAACGGCGTTCCGTCTGCTAGAGTTGTATGAGAACCAGATATCGCAGTATCAAAAATTGCTGCGCCAGTAAAATTATGAGTATCATCTGCAGTGTCACCGAATTTTGTTGAGCCAGACTGATATATTATCGATGATGAAACTACAGTTGTGTGATACTCTGTAGCATTTATACTACCCTCTACGGTTATATTACCTAGTACATGCAGCGATGAAGATGGGACCCGCGTTCCTATGCCAAGACGTGAATTGACTACATCAAAAAATAGATCTTGTGAATGATCAAAGTCGCCACCCTTTTGAATTTGTATTGAACCATCTGACCCAGAGGGTTCTAGTATTCTTATTGCAGCCATTATCTATCACCATGACTATGAGATGACATTGATAAGATGTCTACGACATGATTATAATCGTTTTCTTTTAATTTTTGCTTTGCAAGCCTGTTCATAATTGATAGAAACTCTGATAGTTGTATTTTATCATTTGTCATCAATATCGGCGCAAAATCAGGTATTACAATAGTGCCAGTTGATAGCTTGTACGCGCCTGGGATCTCGTCTTTTCTAAACAGTCGTAAAGCAGTTGAATATGATAACCCAAGCTTATTTGCGAACTCTCGTAACTTCATTTTATCTCATTTGATATGATTTGATAACGTTTGATATTACTATATATGCCGGGCGTTGTTTAAGAAATAAAAAAAATCCGCTGGTTTTTCACAGCGGATAAAATTGTTTTTTAGTTTATTTATTATATAGTTTTCAGGTTTTTAATGACGCCTGTTTTACCAAGCTACCTCCATTAAAAACTTTAAATCCATGTTTTTTAAATATTATGAATGCTTCCAAACTTCTTTTTCCGTTGTCACAAAACACAATATAATCTTTTTCGCATGAAAAATCGTCTTCTGTACTTGTTGCCACAGATGACATTTTCGTTAGAGCCTCATGTATCCCTTCTAGCGGGATTGAAATTGAACCTACTATTGTCTCTTCGTCATATTCTTCTTGTGTTCTTACATCTACCATTATCGTGTCAGCATTATTAAAAAGCATAACGCCCTCCAAAACCAGGATTTACTGTAACCGGACGAATTGTCTATTAATAGATATCGTCTACTTTATATTATTACTTTTAAAACTTTGTTCTTCTTTCGAAGTAGTTTTGAAAATCGTATGCAGGACCTTCCATGTCATGCTTGCCATTTTCTTGAAGATAATACCTGTCATAGATCTTAAAATAGTCGCACCACCAATGAGCCAGCTCATGAGCTATTGTTGTAGCTCGTGACTTAGAAGATGCTGCCCTGTTGGCTCCGAGCAATATTGCGTTTGAACTGTCTGGTGTATGATGAGCCTCATAGATCCCATTCACACGTCTTTTTTGATTCTTTCTAGCATATGATGTAAAACTAATAATAGACATATCGTTAAGTGTTTCATAGTCAAGATCATAAACAGCCAGCGTTCTATGATCACGTCTACTATCGGTAATTGTGAATTCTTTTACTGTAAGCCAGTCAAAAAACAGCTCAGTCGCCTCTTCGATTACAGCTATTGTAAAATCTCTTGTCGATATACCTACTTGTTGATAATAGTCAACATGTAGATTCACATTATGTTCTGGGACGGTCAAAGTGAATTCGACGTGATTGTCTTTTAGCTCGCTGAAAAGTGCTGAGTAGTCACGAGTTCTACTCATATTTTTGTCAATTATTTGCTCGCTGAGGTTTACTTCTGCCGAATTTGCAGTATTTGTCCAGAGCGTCAATGCTAAAAATAAAATACGTGTCACTTATAGTCCATTGTTATATGAATATTATATCATACAATTGCGCTATTTGCACATTTTCAATTTACAAACTCGTCTTCTTGACCATCGAAGTGAACAAACGCTCTTCGTTCCTCTTCAGTTTCATCATTTCTCTCTAGAGTAAATAGAATGTTTGGGTGATTAACTAGTGCCTCAAAAGTTGTATTTAAACTTATTGTAAACTCTGCAAACTCGTCTAATGTTATTGCGAATGAAGCTCTGTTTAATATAAGATAAACCATCTGAGTTTGCTCATCATAGTCTACATCAATATACAGATCATTGTTAATCTTCGTCTTTGACAAGCTTTCTTTTACGTCTTGGGGCTCTTTTTCTTGTTTGTTTTTGTTCTGTATCTTCTGGAACTTCTTTTTCAAGTTCAGTAGCAAGAGCTGGTGCAGGCTTTTTAGATATTTCAGTGGCAACAATATCATGCTCAAGAACATGCTTTTTAGTTTTTTCGTCATTTTTGTTTATTTCTGGTTTCGCAAAATACTTTGAAACCTTTTCCTCTGATGGTGTTTCTATTCCTAACTTTTTTGTAACCACAACTAATGTGTCATAATCATGAATATTTTTTCTTTCTAGCCACTCTTTTACATTGATTCTCTTTCTGCTAACGTAAAAGTTCCAATCAACAATCATAACTAATTTCCTTTTCTAGAGTCATACTATTTAAGTGATCACACATAAAACAAACAACAGTGTCGCTGTATCCGACTTGTCTCAATTTATCCGAGACTGATTGGATCAGCGACACTGTATTTTTATCATTAATTATTTGTGATACTGTATTTAATAAGTTATCAAGCTCAAGCTCGTCCCAATCTAATAGTTCAAGAAGTTCAGTATGAACGACTATTCCTGTTATGATTCCCGTTATGTAGCTTGATTGATTCACATTATTAAATATAGTGTTTAACGAATATTTGCTAAAATATCATAAATTCCTGACTGGAAACGTGGATCCTTTGCCATTTCGTCCTTTTTCATGGAATGTCCGTCAAACTGATTACATACATCACCAGCGAGCTTGCTCATTGCTGAAAGAAACACGTTTCTTGCCGTTGAATGGTTCATCTTGTCACCACTCCCTGTCATAAACTCAGCAATCTCTCGATATCCCATACTATCATCTAGATTGTCAACAGTTGCGTAGCCGTGTTGCGTCTTAAAACCTTTTGGCATCGACATATTACTTTCCCTCTTGAATTTGAAACTCTGCAGCTTCTTGAATGTCTTCATGAAGACCGAAACGTAGACGAAGAATCATTTCTTCACGCTTTGTTAGTCTTGATAGCCCATTTTGAATAATAATTTTTAGCTTATCCTTGTCGAGAATAGTGTCAAGAGAATCTGTAATGTCTGGAATTACATCAGCAAGTGTTCGACCACCTTCGTCACCAATCGGAGTATCAATGGAAGACATATACCGAAATTTTAGAGTATCTCTGGCAGACTTTACCATCTCTACTGACTCACCCATTACTTCTGCGATTTCTTCGTTTGTCGCCTCTAAACCGAACTCATTTTCGAATTCCTTCATAATGACTTCAACTTTATTGACAATTCCAATTGCATGAGCAGGGATCCTAATCATAGACTTGGTGTCATTAACATAACGACCGACAGCTTGTCGAATCCACCATGTTGCATAAGTTGAGAACTTAAACCCTTTACGCCAGTCAAATTTATCAACAGCCTTCATAAGACCGATATTTGACTCTTGTATAAGATCATCAAGTGAATGGCCAGGACGATGATACTTTCGAGCTATAGAGAACGCAAGTCGAAGATTTGCATTTACCATTTTGTCTCTAGCCTGCATATCTCCTTTCTCAATTTGCTTTGCAAGAACTACTTCTTGCTCTCTAGTTAACAGCTTAGACTTTGATAGAACATTTGAATAATTCATATACTAAGCGCCTTCAAGAGTTGTTGCGTGATCGATTAGCTCGTGCATTCATGAACTCAAGATGAGCTACCCTACGTTGTTCTCTGATCTCTAGTTCACGATAGAGATAGTTTAGCTCTGTTTCGATCTGAGCTTGATAATTAGAATCTGTGTTGTCGCGTTCTCGGCGGGCCTTCATTAGCTTGCGTCGAAAAATATTTTGAATATTAATAAGTTCTTCATCACGCATGGTGATAAGGTTCTCTCGTTCTACAATTTGCATTAATTCTCCATTGTTGCTTTTGACTGTGTAGTTCCAGTATTGGTCCTACAATAGTATTATACCATAGGACTTGTGGGTTTGCATATTTTTTATCAAATAAGTAAAAATAATTTTTTAAAATATTTCTTGTATATCTAGTATTTCTACGTGAGGTAGATCATCAAATAGCCGTTGTATAGATGTCTTTGGTAGTTCTGTTGATAGATATTTTTTACCGCAGTCAGGAAGAACAGTCACAACGTTACCAACAAAATTTCCTCGTTGTAGCTTTAATGCGCCGACGACATTTGCGCCAGAAGATATTCCTACAGATATACCTGATACGTTTAGCATTTTTGCCATAAGCAGTGCATCGTTATCTGTTATCTTTATTGGAGAGTGTAGAGCGTTAAGATCAACTATGTCAGGAATAAACTCATCACTTATTCCTTGTATTTTATGTCCCTTACTGCCGTCGCCTGAAAGAACTGGAGAAGAAGCAGGCTCTATTGGGTGACAAATTTTCTTATTTAAAAAATCATCAAAATAATACGCTGCACCCATAATAGTTCCTCCAGTACCCACACCTGCGACGAAAGCATCAACTGTCGTGTTAATGGCTTCCATTGACCTTGATATCTCATTACATGTTGTAGTGTAGTGTGCTTGTACATTTTCATCATTTTTAAATTGCCGTGGAAGATAGGAAGGTATTATTTTTCCGAGTCGCTCTGTTTCTTCTATGCATCTTCTAAACCCTCCTTCAGCTTTTGAGAATTTTACTATTGTTGCGCCGTATAATTCAAGCATATCATAGCGCTCTTGACTGAGCCAGTCGGGCATACAAATAATAACATCATGCCCAAGAAGCCCACCGAGAGCAGCAAATGATATTCCCATATTTCCTGAGGAAGCTTCTATTATAGTTTGTCCTGGAAGTATTTCACCAGAAGCATATGCTCTGTCGAGAATATGATATGCTACTCTGTCCTTAATTGAACCAGTAAGATTATAAGATTCTAGTTTTGCGTAGACAAAAAAGATGTCTACACCAATGCTAAATGTTAGTTTCAACATTGGTGTTTCACCAATTAGATTTATTACGCTGTGCAGCCCTCTAATCATTTGAAAGAGCTCCTTTACCCGGTATTGCAACTTCAAAAGTATATAGCATCAAACTATCCGTTAATAAGCTTAAATTGTACTGTGTTTTAACTTTACTATTAATTTGGCTATGCCAACTTTAGTTTATAATTATATCAAAATTAACTAATTCTATATAACTCTAGAAAACTATTGGCTTTCCGTCTTTGACTATTCTTCTTTCTCCTGCAGATATAAATTTTATAATCTTTAAACCAGGTATTTTTTTGAGAGCTTGTCCCATAGCTGTAAGCATGCTATAGACGTCTGAAGTCTCTGGAAGATATTTGATTGAAGCAACAAAAGTAAACTCTGAGCCGCTTGAAGGTCTTTCTATTTTTTCTTGTGAATTTACAATAACAAATCCAGGTAGTGCTCTTATTTTTGTGAGCATATCTGCTATATGCACTTTTGACTCAACTGTGATTTCTGCACCAACTTTTACAAGCTGATGTTGCAGTTTGTGTTTAAGATCTCTATCTTCTGAAAGATTGAACATTAGTATTCCTGTTTTTATTAAGTATCGTCTAATTTAGCTTTCTTCTGAGATATCAGACACTATCGCACATGACGCCGTGAGCATCATTGCCGCTGCAGCAGATCCATTCTCTAGTGCTGACCTTACAACCTTTACAGGATCGATCACTCCCATTTCAAACATGTTTCCGTATGTCCCTAGTGCTGCGTTATATCCTTCTGCTCCAGAGAGCTTCATTACTTCGTTTAAGACAATTTCTGGAGTCACGCCTGTGTTCATTACAATTTGCTTTAACGGGGCAACACATGCATTCTTTACAATGTTGACGCCTACTAAAAACCCTGGCATTGTTTTTTTATCTTTTATTCCGTCAAGAACATGCATTGATCTAGCTAGAGCGACTCCGCCTCCGGCTACTATTCCTTCTTCAGCTGCAGCCTGTGTTGCTGCTAATGCGTCGTCTACTCTATCCTTTCTTTCTCTTAATTCAGTTTCAGTGGCACCGCCTACATTGATAACAGCAACTCCACCAGCTAGTGTTGCAAGCCTTCTTTTTGTTGCTGCAAGCTCGTCGTCTGACATTGACCGTAATTCTATGTCTTCACGTAGTGCAGCTGCCCTTGCGTCTATTCTTTCACTGTCTCCTGCACAGTCTATAAACACTGTATCTGTTTTGCTAGTAAATGTTTTTTTGCATCTGCCGAGCTGTTCAATTCTAATTTTTGATAATTGATCTCCGTCGACTTCCTTTAATACTGTTGTTCCTAAAAGAACTGCAAGATCTTCTAGNTGGGAAGCTCTATTTCCNCCAAAGCCAGGTGATCTAATTGCACAAACCTTTAAGTTTCCTCTAGTTTTATTGAGCACGAGTCCTTGCATAGCATCGCCCTCTATGTCGTTGGCTATTACTAGTAGGCTTGATTGTGATTTTAAGATCTGCTCAAGGATACCTGTTATTTCCTGGAGTGATTCTAATTTTTTATCTACTAACAGAATGTATGGATTGTCAAATTCTGTTATCATTTTATCATTATTTGTTGTGAAGTATGGTGATATAAAACCTCTGTTTATACGGAGACCATTTACAATGTCAAGTGTGGTGTTAAACCCCTTAGCTTGCTCAACCGATACTGTGCCATCATTTCCGACCGCCTCAAGGGCCTTTGCGATTAACTCGCCGATTTCAGTCTCGCCGTTGGCTGATATTGTTCCTACTTGCTCTATTTCTTTTGAACTTGTGACTTGTGTTGCTATTCTGCGTAGTTCGCTTATTACGAGCTTTGTTGCATAGTCTATACCTGTTTTTACTTCAGGCGCTGAGTATCCAGCTGCTAGAAGCTTTACTCCTTCTGAAAATATTGATTGTGAAATGACTGTTGACGTGGTTGTTCCGTCACCTGCTACTTCGGCAGTTCTTGATGCTGCTTCTTTTATCATTTGAACGCCGAGGTTTTGAAACTTGTGGCGCAGATTTATTGACTTTGCAACTGTTACTCCGTCTTTTGTCATGATAGGTACGTTGTTGCCGTCTTCGATTATTACATTGCGTCCTCGTGGGCCCATTGTAGATTTAACAGCATCAGCTAGTGTATTAACACCAGTCAACAAATGCTCGTGAACTTCTTCATCAAACTTTACAATCTTACTTTCATTAATCATTGTTTTTATTAACCTCTTAGTATTCTTTTGCCGCGAGCTGTCTCGGCAAGGTATGTTGGTACTTGAATGATTCTTCTACTTTTTGTGATTACATCTTCAGCAAGAAATAAGTCTGCTGACTCTATGGCAACTTCTGTTCTTGTTATTATACCAAGATTTCTTAGTTCATTGTTCGTGTCATTTGAAAGCGTGTTATCCATTTTTTAGATTTCCTATTACCCCGTTTCCGAGGTCTATTTTTGTTGATTCTTCTGAAGATATTGTTATTTGGCCTGTCTTAGCCTTTAATTGAATGGGGGCGTCTTGTTCTACTGTCTGTCCTATCAAGAACTTTGACTGGACTATTTCGCCTGACGTGTTTTTATATTTTATGTTTATGTCAAATGCATCAGACGCTATTTGAGTAGTCTTTGTAACCATATCATCTATTGCTGATTTTGCAGATTTTAACATGTAGTCTTGGGCAGCTTCAATTGTATAAAATACTTGAGCTCCAAGTGTAGATAACTCGGTTGTTGCTCTTTTTTCGTTTGGAAGAGTAACAATATATTCCATTTTTTCGCCTTGAAGCGTTTTTCTAGTTATCTGTTCTGTAACCTGGACGGGAATGACTTGACGTTTTCTTTCAAATAAAAGAAATAAGATGTGACCAACATCGTATACTTGATTATTCATTTAATAAATGCCTCTTGCTGTTCATTAGATAGAATATTATAAGCAATTTTCCTTGATTGTTAAAAAAAAGAAAGCCCAGAACAAAAAGTTCTGGGCTTTCAAAAATCGTTATATTTTGTTAAAGTTTATTTCTTTGAGTTTTCAAATCCTATGCCAGCGAATGCTGTCGCACGTGATCTATCTTCAGTAGAAGCTGGCTTTCCTTTTTTGCCGTAGATCCAATTAGTTGCAGCATCTTCAGGCATCTCTGAAAGTAGTGCTTTGATTTCTTTACGAATTGCTGCACGGACAGGTGACTCCATAAGAGCTTGTTGTTCTGCTGCTTGCTCTGCTATAATCTCGTCTCTTAGCTCAAGGACAGTGTCTCGTAGGGTTTCCATTGTTAGAGCAGTTGATTCTTTTGTTACATCATCTACGCTAAGATCTTCGACTTCAGCGGCTTCTTCGACTTCAGCGGCTTCTTCGACTTCAGCGGCTTCTTCGAGTCCTTCTTCTTCTTCGTTGAGATCGTCTTCCATTTCGAAAAGAACTAGACCTGGACCCATATTGGGTTCTTCATCATGATTGCTGTGACCCATGTCATCTTCACGGTGATCCATGCCGTATTGAACTTGCTTATCACAACCACAAGGGCTAGCATCGCATCCACAGCCTTCGTTGAGGCTCTTACTAGAGTCTGTATTTGCTGACTCGGTTATTACACCGGTGCTCTCTGCTGGACTTAGTCCTGAGAGCCTTGAAAGGCGGTCTGCGTCGAAATTCATTATAATCTCCTACTTTGTGTTATATAACGATATATGTAATTATTAAATATTACGCACATACGTAAACAACTATTAAACTAGCTTATTTTTTCAAGTTCTATAGAGTATTTAGATGGTTCATTAGTCCAGTAAAATAATTTATCATTAATTTTCATGATTTTTTTATCGTATCTGCTGACTTCTCGAATAAGCGTTTGATTTAATTTTCTACGTTTTACTTTTGCTGCGCTTGAACAGTCTTCTATTCTGTTCTGTATTTCAACTATTCGTAACATTTTTTCATGAGTTACTTCTTTTAGTTCATTTGTAAGGTTAAGAAGTTGAATCTCATTATTGTCTATCACTTCACCTACTAATATTGTGCACTTTTCCATTGCCTTCCACTTGATCATTCTTGCCTTGCCACGTGCAGATTCAGGTGGATCATTGAATTCGTCAACAGTTAGCCCAGAGAACAATAATACTGCAAACTCATTAAAGTCGTCTGAAGCGATTACATACAGATAATCAAGTGCTCCTTTACTTACTAAGGTTGCGTGATCAGTCTGGAAGTTTATTGCACCTGAAGACATTCTTGTTGTGAGCTTACATTCTAGCTCTTTTTCAAGCTCACCGATATAAATATCAGCTTGGCCTGTACGTCCGTCATTAATCACGCCTGTGTATGACTGTGATAGTGCTTTTGCAAAAAAGTGTTCTTGTGGTTGTGACAGTAGAATATTTCGTCTACCAAGATTATCAAGAAGGTTCATATCGAACTGATCATGAAGCTTAAGTAGAGAACTATGAAACTCTTGCATACCCTTTAAGGCTGTAATTGCTGTATCTCTGTCTAAATAAACACTGTCTTGCATCTGTAATCCTTTTGTGAATGTTGTACGCTTTAGTACTGTTTTATTATACAATACTAAGGCTATATTTACATGAGTGAGTTTTATTACTCAACATTTTCACGAATATTTTGAGAGATCTGTCTTCCCTTTTCTTCAGCAGTTGCTAGTGGCTCAAGACCAAGAGCAGCACGTACTAGATCGTATGTTGTTGTGTCTAGTTTATTCTTAAGAGTAACCATGTCTGCATACTGATGTAGGTCCATCTCTAGAATAGGAAGTGGGTTGCCCTCGTCGTCTGGTTCAAACTGTCCTGTCTCAGTTGCTGAGAATACAAATAGCATTCCTGGCATTACTTCACCTACAGGCACCTGAATGTGTGGTAGGTTGCTTCCTTCTTCATACATTACTTCTGGAATCCAATTTGACATCTTTGTAAATCCTTTTATTGATTGATTTATTTTATTTTATCTAATTTGTTTGATATGTTTATTCATATTTTATCAACTTTCACTCAACTAATAACAAAATACAGATAAATCTTCTAATGTGATAACTTACCGCCGTTTAGCTCTCTTCTCTCTTTAAGAGATCTACAGATTAATGTTATCCCAGTAAGCTCTTTGTATTTTATTATTAGTTGTTTCTCGAATTCATTAAGACTTTGTTCTTTTGTCTTTTGATCACGAGTTGAGAATGATTTGCGTAGATCAGGATGAAGTGATCGTAGCATTATTTTTTTTATGGTGACCCAATCATCTGTATTATTAAGAGCCACTTTTGAGATGATAGCAGATTCTTCGAGTGCGTCAAGATGATCCTGTGTCAACTTAAATCTCTATTGCAGACTGTGCCCTGTGTCTAGGCACTAAGGCAATTCTTGCATTGTCTAAGCCCATTGAGCTGCGCCCTTTCGCTCCTCTTATTAGCCACATTGGTTCCCATCCACTATCTGGTCCAGGAACATGCCCTTCTGGGTATGCTTTCATTCCCGATATATACAGAACGTCATTACCTGGGCCTGATGTGTCAAGGCGCCCTGTGATCTTACCTAAAACAGTAATAAGATGATGACCTGAATCGAGATTGGCTCCTGCAGTTCCTTTTATACCATACAGAGCTATTTGCTTGGCAGCTTTACTAGCGATTCGAGCTGCGTTTATCCCTGGGTATTCGTATTTTCCCCCTCTGGTGCCTTTATCAGTAGCAAATTTGTTTGAATAATCTTTAACAAACGCGTATAGCTCATCTTTTAAAGAGTCATAAAGTTCAGGAGCTATCTTCTTAAAGTGCTTATCAATTCGAGACCAACCCTCATATGAAGGTGCACCACCAAACTCAAGCGCCTGCTTAAGTGATAAACCACCATGAGGATGTGGTTGACCATCACCTGTTAAAAGAAGAACATCAATCTTTGGTTCTCCACCAACAGACATTAACGCCTTCTTTCCATCAACAAGCTCAGATCTTTCTGGCTTTCTAGCACCAGTGACATTCTTGAACTTTTCGCCACCAATGACGACGTCAATAGGAGACTTCTTACCAGTTGCTTGATCTACTGACACGTTTTGTATTATAATCTCTTCAAGCTCATTTTCACCTGGGCCAGCTGTGCCGCCGCTACCAGGCATTGGCTTGCGTGTAACAACAGTAACACTAAAATCCTCTCCATTAGAGAGAGTAGCAGTAGCTGTTAAGTATTTACCTGAAGCTAGTGAATATCTTCTTAGCGGTGTATATTCTAAAAGGTCATCATTAAATATATCGATCAAGGCAGAATTAAGCTGTTCATCATTCGGAGGTGTATTAAAATACATACGAATAACACGGCCTGCTGGTTTTTTCTCGGTTGATATATACTCAGAGTCAGGAACGAGCGATGCGAGTTGTCGTCCTACTTTGACAGGTGAGATATCAAGAAAATCGCTAGCTTTGTCTTTTTCATCAGACTGGTGCCCAGCATGCATAGACATATCTGTATCTATAACGTCTTCTTCATTTTCATTTAAGATAAGCTTGACATACTCTCTAAGCAGCTTCTTGTTCATTTTTTAACCTTGTTTTAGTCTTGATATACCAGGTGGCTCGATTGGCACTTTCAGGATCACTTACAATATAATTATTAACGTAATTAGAAAAATCTTCAAGATAACTGTTTAAAACTTTGTCATCTATCATATGATCAATAAGTTGCATATATGTTATAACGTTTTTTGGATCTTTGTTTATTCCTAAAATTTTAAGAATTTGATGTGGATTTGTAATTTTTTCATTTTTACCTACCCACTTTTTTCCGTTGAGCTTCTTGTATTGCAGTCCGCCTGGAAATGAAATAGTGATTTTTTCGTCATCTTTCATTTTGTTTGAGACTTTTTTAGCAATATGACAGAACATTAGATTGCGATACACACCTTTGACACCTTGTTCACTGTCTCCGCTCATTAGCCAAGTGACATCATCAAGCTTATCTTTCTCTGCAAGCATTAGATCAATTTGAACGTATCGATTATGTGATCCAGATATTGGATATTTTACTGCAATGTTTTGCCCAGAGACTTTTACGTTATCTTCTCCTAATCTTTGCTGTAGACGCTTTGATAAAGTCACTTTGTTCTGAGGAGAACATGAGATGCACAAGTCTAAGTCGCCTGACACATTTGATTTTCCAGTTGAGCCAATATAGCTATACGTTTGTACGCCGAGGACTGAAAGATGTGAATTAAACAGCGAGTCTACAGTGTCTCTAATATGCTTCTTATTGATAGTAGCTGTGTTCTTAAAAAGGTTTCCACCCATTATAATTTTTCCTTTGTCGCGTTTCTTTTATACAATTTCTGCACCATTGTAATGAAAATAGCCTAGCAGTTTGTTGATTGGTGTGAATATTCCGGTTAGTTTGTATTTTTGATCTTCATAGTCAAAAACAACTCCTTCGACATCTTTCTCATAAAGACTTAGCTGATCTAGTCTCTTGATAGTGTCTCTTATCTTCAATAGACACTTACTTGTAGTTTTTATATTATTGTTATTTGAAGCGTCTATGATTTGAGCAACTCTTGCTTTGACTTCGCTTGATGAATCAGCTACATTGTCAGACAATTCAAACCGATAACTATTGAACACATCAAATGCGAGCCTTTGCATTATCTCTTCGAGAGGAAATAGAGCAGCTTGAGCGAATGTGTTGCGATTCTCAAGCTCTTGAAATTCTTTCCAGTCACTTTTATTTGAAAATGATCTGTGAGATAATGCTGACTTTTTACCTTGTGAGAGCCTTCTGGATGCATCGAACGCAAGGCCAATAGGAATATATGTATGTTGCTTTAAGTATGACTCAGTTAGCTTCTGGGTTAGTTCGCCTATAGTATTCTTTTGTGTTAACCCATTGGATATTGCAAGATTTGTAATATCTTCTACAAAATCATATTGTGATGAGTCACCAAGATATTCTAATATTGGGGCATTGCGAATATTAAGACTCGAGCTTCTGCTTAATATTTTACTTAAGCTGGAGAAACTAGTGTAGTCAGGATGATTCCCATACATTGATACAAACTGTATCATTCTAAAATATGTCTTATCGTATGTTATTGTATTCTTGTTTTCAGGACCCATTATTGACGATTCAATTACAAAGTTTCCGTTTTTAAATACTTTTTCTACAAGAGCAGCATTTGACTGGAATATGTTGTCAATTTCTCTGTATACTAGTTCGAAAGTCTTCTTAAGACCAGGATCAGCGTATTCGCACATATCACTAAGAATATTTCCAGGCTGCTCTCCAGTAATTGCCAGCGATAGCCGGCGTGGTGTTAAACCCTTGTTAAAGAATTGCAACTGACCATTTATTACAGTTAGCGTAATATTCTGACCATCTAGTTTTTCTTCAATATCACTTACACTTCCTGATAGCAGTGAGTTTGCCATCTGTATTAGTTTAAAAATTGGTAAGTCTAGATTTTCCTGTGGTGAAATAATGTGTGCTTGTATATTACCCGACATATGGAAGAAGAACGCCTTGATTTGTATGTTGATTTGAAAAAAGAATATCAACTATATTGTTCTTGTTTTCACTGGTAAGAACATTTGGAAGATAGTTTATTATACCATTGATATCTTTGTTTTGCACAAATTTACGTATCTGGGTGCCTCTAATTAGAGCTTTTTCTTCTAAGTTACCCGCATGACCTGAAGATGATAGTGCGTTTTTTAGAACTTCTAAGTCTTCGTTTGACTCTCCCATACATTTAAAGACTATTTTTCCACTACGATACAGATCACCATAATATTTTTCTTCTTTGTCTTCGCCGGCCTTTGTTTTTTTGCCGATGACGCTTGTAATGAAAGTTGGGATAATGTCTTCACCACCGTAAATTGTAATCTTGTCATACTCAGAAGTATTGTCTTTTAGACTTCCTATTTCTTCAAATATGTTTATAATCGGAGTTGGGTTTGAGATTTTTATTTTTAGTTTGTCACCGTATTCTTCCTTAAGCGCAGGAGAGACTATCTCATAGATCTCACGGCTCATCTCTTTTGTGATTACTGCTCCTTCTTTGTCACGCTTTGAAATAGTGTAAAATAGGATTACTTCATCATTTTCTTGAAGTGCTAATGCTAGTTTTGCAAAGTGACCTGTTGTGAATGGTTTAAAGCTGCCGCCGAAGAGACCCAGTGTTTTCATTTATTTTTTGCCTTCGCTGTATAGCTTTATTTTCATTTCCTGGATAAACCCATCAAGCTCGCCATAAGGGATATTTGCATCGATTGTAATCATACCGCCGTCTATATCAAACTTTGCCCATGTCTCTAGAGATGTCTTCTCTTCTTGTAGCGGAAGTGCTTGTATTTGAGCTTCTGACACTGGCATGTAATCCCAAAGATCAACGCAAACGTTTACACGCTTTCCTGTGCTTCGTGGGCCTGAATGGTGGTGCCCATGAACGAGACGACTGTAGCTTTTAATAAGATCAAGCGGAAGCGGGAAGTGAGAAAGAAGCCAGCGTTCATTATTTGAGGTAGTTATTTCTAGTTGATAATGAACTTCATCAAATCCCATTTCTTTCATTATTTTTGGATTACGGTCATGATTTCCAATAATTAGAATCTTTTTTCCGTTTGCTTGTGATAGCCATTCAGCTGCTTTTTCTTTCCTGCCAAGGGCAAAGTCGCCGACAATATAGACTGTGTCTTTGTCTGTTATTTTTTCATTCCACCTGCGTAGAATCTCTTCGTTCATATGATCAACTGATTCAAATGGGCGATTGCAGTACTTTATGATGTTTTTGTGGAATAGGTGTTGGTCGCTGCAGAAATAATTCATTGGTTGCTCTTCTCTTCTTCATATTGTGCCAGTGCGGCATATATATCAAATGTAAAATCCTCTACTTGCAGAGGCGTCATTGGAAATCCTTTTTTATTAGACAGCGTTTCTTTCTTGTTGAGCTGCTTCCATAAATTAGATTCATACTTCTTTAATACTTTGTTTGCAGTAAAACAAGCTCCATCGTCGTCTAAGATATTACAAAACCTAACTATAGAGTTCATAAGTGATGATAGTTTATCGTCATTGACGTACAATGCGTTGCTGTATTGCTCAGTTAAATAATAGAGTGTATCTGACATGAATGACACTGGATTAACAGATATCTTGTCAAATGTTACTTCTTTTCTCTTGTTGCCCTCTACTCTTGTTCCATTCTTGATTCTTGCTTGGACGCCTGAAGTTCCGAAAGAAAGAGTTAATACATCACCAAGTGCAGAATAAAGACAGCCAAATAGATATCCTTTCTTTCCTTGTTCAGGGCCATAACGACGTCTCATCCACTCAAAATATAGTGGGAATGTCGTTATCATGTCTACTTGAACGTTATGATCATGTGGTGTCTGTATTACTACCATCATATCAAGATTAGCAACAATCCTTTCGTCTTCTTGAACTTGAATATATTCTCTAAACGAAGCTTTATACTCTTTTTCTATTTTTAACTCTCTTGCTTTTCTCTCTGTCCAGTCCGACCCGTAAGATTCGGGAAACGGAAGCGTGACTAAGCAATCTACGTCGCCATATTCGATATCTGGGTTGTTAATAAGATCATCATTAATATGCATTGTTGATCCTACAGGACAACCGTATGTAACGGGTTTCATTGCATTGTTTTCAAGATGTCTATTCCAGCCATAGATCAATGATCTATATGCAATTAGTGCAGACTTAGCAACTTCCGGTGTAAGTCTAGTTTGCTTTGTGTGCCTCGGTGAAAGCATTCCGCCCATATTTTAGGCTCCTTTGTTTATAGTATTATTATATCACACTATATAGCTATTTACACGTTTCTATGTAGTATAATTGATAGTTGTTGAATTGTTTTTTCACTATTTTTAGGAATGTGAAGTATGCCAACGCCACCAGCATTGTTCCACGAATCAATTGTAGACGATTTGTCGTCAATTAGAATATTTGAAACTCCATCTGTAGTTGCATGCTCATATTTTCTAGCAGAAGGAGTTATTATTATATTTTTAGGTTGTGGTGTTAGCCACGTCTGAACCCACTCTGTTTTTCCGCTAGCTGCAGTAGTTGGTGACCTCTTGCCACCATTGATTGGGGCTGATAGTATGTTTACAGTCAGTCCTGACTTAATTAATGCGGGCCACAACTGTGTTATTCCGTCGCTGTAGGGTTTCATTGACGAAAAGACTGGTCCTGGATTTGATGCAATAGACGCCATCATTAGTCTTCGTACTACTGATATTTGAAGATCATTCCCTGTTTGTGCAAGCCAGTCATTTCCCATTTCATCGTGAACTTGACGCACCCTACAAAAATGTGATTTGCTTCTACTTACGCCAGGAAGTTTTCCGCCTGAAAGTATGTCGTTTATTAACGAAATTGCTGTTGATTCGAAGTCCACAAGGACTCCGTCCATATCACAAAAAATCTGAGTGCTGTTTGTCATTTTATATCCTTAGATATATTATAACATACTCTTGCTAGCTTTGCATGAAACTGAATATTTGCTGTTTCGCGTTTTTAGTCTCTTCTTCAGTGATATCTGAGGATGTGTTTATGTAGATGAAATTTTGCCCGAAGAGCTCCTGGTATTTTTCTTTGTTTTTAGCAACATTACCATGTGATCTCTCGACTGTTTTAGCACCGAGTCTGCGCCCACCAGACTTGCCTCGTGAAATATCACGAGCTATAGAGGTGTCTAAGTCTATATCGATGTAAATCATAGCAACATCATACCCAGCAGCTCTTAGTCCAATTACTTGTTTTTCTATCGGTTTGTAGCTCCCGCCCGTTCCATCAACCAAGTAGTTCGCTTTGTTATCAATCAGTTCTTTTTTTCTTGCATTTGCAGATGATATTGCAGTCGCAAAAGCTTTTTGGTCAGCAGATAGAATTCCTCTTAGTCTTAGATATTCAGGCTCTATTGAAGAAATTGACTCTTGATCGTCTTGTGCTACAGCCTCTTTATAGGCCTTTTTTAGGAGTTCGTACTCAGCTTCTATTGGTGATCTGTCAAAAGGTAGATTATATTTTGTTTTTGAATCTTCATATTCATCATCTGGGTTTATGATTTCAAAACTATCAGACAGTCCTAAGGAACTAATAACAGAGCTTTTTCCTGACCCAGGGGCGCCTGCCATAAAAATAGCTTTTGATGATACTTGAGATTCTAACAAAAGAATTTGGATGTATTCACGTAATAACTGCATTTTAGTCTTCCTTTATTAAACCAGTCTTGATACCGATTTTTTTTGCTTTATTGCGTAGATGCTTTAATGACTCCATACATTTAGTAATGCGATCACGTTCTTTTCTTTCTTGTCTGTAAGGAAGATTTTTTCTAATAAGTGACAGCTCGTTAAGAGCCCTGTCGTATACATCTACATGCTTTTGGGAACCATACTCGAGTATATAACCGTCTTCGTTAATAAAGTTTTTTGACTCTGAAAGTTGTGATAACTCTTGACGAATGATTTCTCGTAATTGTTTTTCTTGCATTTTTAAGCCTGTATATACAAATAAATATGTGATACGACGGGTTATTGTCTGTTTATTGTTATTTCTTTCTCGGCTTCTGCTACTGCATTATTCATAGTTCCGTAGACGAACATTCTAATGTGATCATCTGATATTGTGGCGTTTTTATCAAGACTATATTCAAACCTAATTGCTTCATAAAATCTTTCTGTTGCTTCAACTTCTAACATGCTACCGTTTGGTAGCTCTATGTTTCTTTTTTCCATTGTTGTCTCCAATAATGAATTATAATAAACTTTGAAGACTTGTTCTATTGAATTTACCTGAAAATAGCGCTTCTTTGTTTTCTTCTATCTTTTCTTCTGACCAGTCCCACCATTTTAGCTCAAGTAGAAACTCAATGTCTTCATCACTAAATCTTTTTTTGATTTGTTTGACTGGGTTTCCGCCAACTATAGTGTATGGTTCTATATCTTTTACGACGTTGGTGTTAGCAGCTATGACTGCGCCATCGCCGATTGTAACTCCTGACATTACTGTTACTCCGTAACCTATCCATACATCGTTGCCGATTGTTATGTTACCGTTTGATATGATGCCTGGCTCGCCTATATCACTATAAAGAAATGTAGACGTTCTTTCATAAATGTGATTTCCACCTAAGAAAAATGTGCAATTAGATGCTATTGAACAATATTTTCCGAATATTAACTGAGCGTCTTCTTTAGCAGATGATATTGTTTCCCATAAAAAAATCTTAGAATTCGGGACTGAATAGGTGGACGTTATACTGCTTTTATCTCCCATTATAACTTTGTCTCTTCCTATTCCTTTGTTTAACTTCTTGTAATCAGTTAGATCGTAAATTATCATGATTAAGACTCTATTACTTCGTCAATTAATTTTATGTATTTTTCTATATTGTCCTGATTGTCAAGTGAGTATTTCCACAAATATTCTGCAGAAGCCAGTTTGTGCTGTTCACTAAAGTTTCCTTTGTCAGTTATTGCCGACTCTAGAGCGCTTGAACCACCTGAGATGCTGAATCCTTCGTAGTAGTAGCCTGCATCTTGAAAATACTCAGAGTTGTGAACGAGTGGTATACCAAGATATAGAGACTCGAGATATGTATAGTTTAACCCACACATGTGTTGATGTGATAGCATTATGTCAGCAAAAGATGAAAATATTTTTGTAAATTTGTATCTTCCCTCGAATGTTGTTTTTTTGCCTTTTATAGAATTCAAATGTAAGAACAATGAGTCAGCCATCTTGTGCTTTCTAACTACGTCAGCATTAAAAATAAAGCAGTCACCCATTATGTCTTTATTTTTGTTGTATAGATGTTCAATCACTGCTATTGGGATCATACAATTCTTAATAAGGTTGATATTTGGCTCTATTACGCCAACGTTCATCTTTTTAGTGGGTTTAAAATCTTCTTTTGTCACTCCTATAGCGTCCATAGATTGAACTAAGAACTTAGGTGTCCAGACATAAGGCGCTTCTCTAATATACGGAGCTTGCTTTGATATCTGTAGCCATTCAAAAGTATCTTTAAAGTGTGGTGAAGCCCAGACTGCGTCTCTTGGGTGATCATATGCCGCTGAAGTCTCTGCTTCTTTTTCATTAACGAGTTTTTCAGACAAAAGAAAATATGCATTTCCATATGACAGTGTGACAAACTTTGTGTTTTTGTTTTTTGCTTTTATTTTTTCAATCAAAACACCATCATATGATTGCCCAGATTCTACAATTAGATCGAGTTTTACTTTTCCTAAAATAACATCATTAAATAAAACTATCTTTATTGACGGATTTAAAGTCTTAAAATGCTTTATGTTTAATTCTTCTGTAGAGTCTTTTTTACAATGAACAACAAGGAAAGGCTCATATTTTTCTGATTTTTCAACTACAGTATAAAAAGAATGAATATTCTGATTTAGTCCGTTTGTCCACAAGAGCATAAGAGCTCTTGCACTGATTGTTATTCCTATTTTCTTTTTCTTAACACTGTTGTTTTTTAACATTGTTTTTTATCGCATAAGTTCTTTGATTCTTTTTCTCACATGCTCAGTAATTTGTGGTTGACCAACTTTTATAGGAGCTGCATCATCTTCTGAAGGAGAGTTGTCAGGCTTTGCTTGAGCTGGTTTCTCTGTTTTTTCTGAAGAGTCATGGTCATGTGAGGTGTCGTCGCTGTGTTTCATGTCGATAGGTCCAGAAGGTTCTTCGGCTTCTGTGCCAGATATTTCATCTAACATTATTTTTCCTATGCTGTCTAAGAAAATATACAATGCTTCTTTTTCAACATCTTCTAGTCTGTCAACATATTCTTGAAGATCACCCTTTACGTCGGCGTCTTTTAAAGACTTACCGGATCTAATTACGTTAAGCTTGTCACGTAGCATGTAGAATGTAATGTCTTCGCCTGGTGGGACTGCCTCTGTATCGTCTTCTTTCTTTACAGCAGTCTCATCGTCAAGATCAGTCTCAGCGTCTTCTTCAGCTTCTGCTTCGGGTTCTGCTTTTGGTGCTGGCTTAGCAGCTTTAGGTTCGTCTTTAACTTCTTCTTCGCCGACTTCACCGATTAGTGAATCTTCGTAGACTTTATTGACGCTTTCTTCTGCAAGCATTCTTAGAAATGTTTCTAGCTTTTTGCCTGACTTAAAAGTGTGATCCATTATTTTTTACCTTTAAACTTTACTGAATTTCTCCAGTCTTCTTGGTATAGTTTTTGCACTGTTCTTGCATAGCTATCACCATCATTTTCAGTTAATTCTTTTTTGTGTTGTGATATTTTATCTTCACGTCCATTAATATCTTGCATGAACTTGTCGAACGTGAATTCAGCTGACTCATACATGACGGCTTCTTCTGGGCTGANCATGTCGNTGTCATATGANNTATCAGGATCTTCATCNTCGAAAACATTACCGTATCTTTCTGGGTTTACGTAGGCTAACCAAGCGTCGTAGACATTTGTAAGGGAGTCGAATGAATCTTTGCCGCCTTGTCCCTCTACCCATTCATCAAAAGATAATTTTCCGCCTACTTCGTTAGCTGAAATTGCATCGAGTGAGTTTTGTACTTCTTGACTATCTGTTTTTGGAGTGCCCATTGCATCTGCAATTGCTCTTAGTTCATCAGCATCAGAAGTGCCGTCCATATCAGCATCTGCCTCTGCGACTATCTCAGCAGCGACTTCATTAATAAGCTTTCTTAATTCTTTTTCATTCATTTTATCGTTCCATCTCACGTGCTTGACGATTTTCATTTTGATCAGGGGCTAACATATAAATTTCTTTTGCTGTTTCTAAAGCATGTAATATATCATTTGACTCTTCACCTTCAAGCATCCTAAGTGGTCGTGAAAGTCTTTCAAAAGCAAGTCTAATAGCACTTGGGTTTGTCTCATATACGGATTCTTTAAATCCATCACTATTTTCGCCGCTGTTGTAGTAAGCTGAAACTATTGAATCTACTTGCTCTTGTACGGCACCACCTAATGATGAGTAAGCCTTAGCAAATTCTATAAGCTCAGATCCTGTTTCAATATCCATACCATAAGATTCACTTACTCTTATCATTTCTTCTTTGATTAGGTTCTTTAGTTGTGTTTTTGTTATTTTCACGTTATATCCTGTCTTGAGTTATTTACACGTTAAGTTTAATTCCGCAGATACTATCTTTGCGAATAGTGATAGCTAAATTCACCGTTGATCATTCAAAAGTTTTTTGCTCTGATCCTTTAAGTTTATAATTATGCTGCAGTTTGTAGTAATGTTGTCTATTTGTAATTCTTCGACATCATTTTTGCTAAATTTGCATTTCGATTTATTATTTACTATCAATTGTATAGTGAAATCTTCTTGATCCATTAATGATAATATTGAGTTTATGTTCCCAAAAGCCTTTATACTTTTTATATTGCTATTTTTATATTGTAATGATTCTATGTCAAATGTATCATTATTAATCTGCAGACGTGTTGTATTTTTTGGATGTTCAATTTGAACTGAGTCAGCAATGTCATCTGAAAACATCACTGTGTCATTTACACTACCATAGCTCATCTGTGTCACCTGACGTTTTATTACTGTGACTGAAAAGTGCGTCTATATACATTTCATCGATGTCTTTCGCATATTCGAAGTCCATGTCGGTAACATCATTTAACTCTTCGGTATAGATCTCAACAGATACATAAGCAGCAACAATGTTTAATTCTATATGATGTAATGATTGATCAGCAAGATTAAGAGCATCGTTTATAAAAAGCCGTCTGGACATTTGTGATTCTATTTCAAATACTCGTCTTAGTCTGTTTGGGCTAGTTAAATGTTCCCAGTCAGTTCCTCTTGGGACTATTGGTTGATCAGTGCTTTCATTCAATAGTTTTGTTTTTTGCATCCCACCAATCAGACGAGAAACAGAATTAGTGCGCCTTGAGTTATTGCTAACTTGTTCTTCGTTTTCTAGTAAAAATTGCTTTAGTGAGTAGTTGTTCATATTATCTTCTTATTCTACTGTTGCTGTTCTTCGCGCTCTGAATCAAGTGTTGTCTTGACGTCTTTTTCTGCCATCATCTCTTCGATATTATCTCTAATGTCTACTACAGCTCTATCAAATGCAGAAACTATTGCTCCATCATCTTGAAGTTGCTTATTATAGTATCCTTTAATATCTGTTATGTGATCATCAAAGTATGCTTGAATTTTTTTATCCATTTGACCCTGTAGACCTTTAAATTCTTCTATTGTGATTCCAGCTGTAAGGACTTTTTTAGCAGAACTATTTTGAGGTGTTCCATTTTTATCAAATGCTGGCTGATTTTTTGAAATTCCTGCCAAGATATCTCCGAGAGCTCTCTTCTTTTTGTCATCAATATTTAGATTTGAAACAGCTTCTAGTCCAAAGTCTCGCCTATTGTTAAAGAAAGTTCCAAATGTCTTACCTAAGAGTAGCTTGTCAAATGCGCCTCTGACTATCCAACCTGCTGATGTTCCGGTTAGTTTGTCGAAGTCTATTTCTTCTGACCCAGTTGTTACGTCGTCTATTATAGCTTCAATTCCTGTAATGACTTTTTCAACAGCTTCTGGCTTAATACCCTTTGGTGTTTTCTTGGCTATTTTCTTTAACCACTTTTCTACACCAGGTGACATTATAAGAGCTTCGAGAGCAGAATATGTTTGATCATACATCTTTTCTCCTGAGACACCTACACCACCCTTAACGAGTGTCATAAACTTTTGTTCTGGATGTTTCTGGAACCACTGACGTATTCCATTTGCTCCGGTGAACCCAAATAAGTCTGATTGATTTTCAAGATTACTTTCAAGTCTCTTTTCAGCTCTGTCTACGTCAAATAGAGTCTCAGCTGCCACGAGGTCTTTCTCTTCTTCAGAGCCAAACTCTTCATCTGCTACTTCTTTACTCATAGCAGCAGGAGCATTCTTCTTCTTTGCAGCTTCAAGGTGAGATATAAACATCTCAGAAGGAACATCGTATGAACCTTCTAGTCCACGTAGCTGTAACGTCAGTACTTTAGGTCCGTTTTTAATGTTATTAATCACCTCATCTACTACTTCTTCTATCGTCTGCTCGTCTTCTTCTGTGATTGACTTCTTTAATTTATCGTAAGTTGTGTTAGCGTGCATTTCAGAAGCGTCTTCTACTGAGATGTCTGAGACTGCTGACATCTGTTTAGTTAGCTCGCTTATTACGTCTAGAGCAGCTATTGACTGATTTATCCCTGTATTTACGTAGTCAGAGAACATTTTTTTGATCTCTTTGTCATTTCTAACGGCTTCAAAAAATACTTCGTTTGCTAATTCTGAAGGGATTGTTGCTTTTCTTGTTTTGTATCCAAAGCTTGCGAAGTTTGCACTAGCGTCCTTTACATCACCTACATTTAAGTTCATATTGTCTTGTTTGTCGTGAATAGCATCTTTTGAAGTGTGACCATTGACAATAATTGCTCGAGCGATAGACTTAGATGTGATTTCTTCAACAACTGGATCTTTGTCAACATATAATTCAACGTCGTCGATTCCCTCTTCCTCGTCTTCCCAGCCTTCTTTTTCTCCGGCAAATGAGTCAATGCTATCTTCTATACCATCAATGGCTTCAAATAGAATTGCCTCCATCATGGGTATACGAGCTTCTTCTTCTCTGTCCATAACTCTTTTTAATAAGTTGTGAAGCTGATTATAGAAGAATTCAACTTGACTGCTTGGAACTTCTTGAGCTATTGTTGCAGCAGCATCTGAAAGTGCAGAAGTCGTTGTCGGCATATACGCATCGTCAGCGACATTTGGCATTTCTGATGATAGCTGTAGTGGCATATGTTCGTTTGGTAGAACTGGAAGCTCAGGACCCGCTATTTGATCTATTCTTGTGCTGTGTGCTGTTCTTGAATTGTTGTGTTCATTTACGAATTTTTTTATTAGTTGTTCAAAAACGCTTTTTTCTATTTTGACGCCCATTTTAGTTTCCCTTGTATGCTTTAACTGCATCGATTACTGCTTGTGTTGAAATGTATACTACTGCAATCATTCCCCAGACATCTGATGATAGATCTGCTTTCCATGTTAGACCAGTTGCTGTGATAAAAACTAATAGCTTTCTTGATATTAATCTGCTTAAAATAATATCTATCAGACTTAATTTGTTTTTATTTTGTGAGAACTCTATAAGTTTTTCACCAATTTTTTCTGAATCCATTTGTAACCTTAGTAAACGATAATAAGTGTATCTTTATTAAATATTATCAATTTATTAAATCATCATCATTTTGTTCAGAATTAAATGACATTAACAGTTTTTTAAGGTAATCATCTTCTTCTGGTATTGTTGCTTTCACTCTATTTTGAGTAATTTGACTAGATGATAGTAGATCAAAATAGGCAATAGATAGACTTCCAAGGTCGGCTTTTATGTATTCATTTTCACGTTCTATAGTTATTATTCTTGCTTCAAGATTAATCATTTTTAATGTCAGAGTATTAGCAACTTCTGCCATAGAGTTTAGTTCTTCTTTTAGAAGACTCTCTTTTATTATGTTTTTTAGCGTTTTTAATTTCTGTTTCATTGTGTTAATCATTTGAAAATGGGCTTTCGTCGTTTATCATTTCGTATATGCTTTCAACATCGATGCTTTTAAGCTTTTTGACTATTCTTTGTTTTTTGTCTGATTTTAATTCTGCAAGAAATGCAATAGATTCAGGTTCTTCACTTGCGATACGAACAACAAACTCTTCAAACACTTCTTGCATTGACAAACCATGCTTAAAACATTGAATACGAAATCCAGCATGTGAAGATGCATTAATCCCTATATGAACTGTTTTTCTTCCATGAATATCACTAAGTAGCTTTGACATACGTTTATTATATAACGCTTTTTAAAAAAATATAGGTATAGAAAAAGAAAACGCCTGAAAGTTTTCAAGCGTTTTTTCAATTTATTTTTTATTTTATTAGTCTACTTTAGCTTCTCATGTGAGGGTGTGGATCTTGTTCGATGGCTTGAGCCATTTTTATTCTAAGTTCTTCTAGCTTGAATATGGCTTTATTAATCTCATTCTGAAGCTCATCTGAAAGTTGCAAGGTGTCGACGCTTGACGCCGTTAAACCAGCAGCATAATTCATATCATCATTAAATGCACCGAGTCTTTTAACAATCGGCGCGAAATGAGCGTATAACTCATACTCAGTCATTGGCTCTTTACGGGACTCTCCTGTCTCGCCTTGCCATACGGGTATACCCTCTTGTGTTATCTCAAGCTCTTCTTTGATGATCTGCTTAAGTTGTGTTTTTGTGATTTTCATTTTTGATTTCTTGCAGCTTTTTGATTCCTTAAAGTTTTAAGAATGTGCTGTCCTATTCTAGCCTCTCTACCTTTGCCATGTTTTTCATCAAATGACATAGCTCTATACGCTTTAACGTGGGCGTTGGTAAGAAATTCAGAAAGATCTTCAGGAGATAGTTCCATGAGCTCTCCAATGGCAGAAACTAAATCGCTCTTTAACATCTCGAAATCTTTAATAAACTCGTTGATGACTATATCTCTCATCATGTCAGGACCGCCTCCTCCAAAAGCCTCAGGTGGAAAGCTATTTATAGTGTTATCTTCAGAGGAATTCTGATATTGATACATACTCTCTCTGATGATTTGTCTTAGTTGTCTTTTTGTGATTTTCATTTTTGATTCCTTAACTGTGGTTTTTTCGTGAACAAAGCCAAGCTCTGTTAGTTCTATATGTCTATTATAAGTATCTGCTAATGTTGATTTACCCGTTTTTGGGTCATTCATCATGTGTGGTGTGAAACTTTCGCTTTCTGGAAGATGCGTGTCAGAGACTTCATTTTTGGCGGATATAATGGCCTTTTGAAGAGCGTCAGGGAGATCACTTTGTTGTTTGCCTTTTAGTTTTCGACTGTTGTCGTACTTTTTAGTAAATGCTGCATCTTCTCTAATCATCTGTTTTAATTTTGATCTAGTTAGTTTCATGGTTTATATTCCTACTATTCTCATCCATCTTTCTTGAAGACTATTTTGTTGTTTAATATGTGCTATGTATATTGGGTTTTCTGAAACTAGCCGTCTAACGTATGGAAATTCATCACTTGAAAGTTTTACTAAGGCTTCGAGTGGTGTGAATGGATTTTCTGCTAATGCAGCTCTTGTACGTTGGTTCTTGTCACTTGAAAGTTTTACTAAGGCTTCGAGTGGTGTGTATGGATTTTTTGCTATTCTTGCTCGTGTGTATGCATCTTTATCGTTTGAAAGCTTTACTAAGACTTCGGGTGGTGTGAGAGCTTTACTAGCTACTTCCCATCTAATCAATTTAATCTCGTCGCTTGAAAGCTTTACTAAGATTTCAGGTGTTATGTTAGTATTTGTTACTACTGCCCACCTAACTTGTTCAACCTTGTCGCCTGAAAGTTTCTCTAAGGCTTCGGGTATAGTTGAAGGATTTTTTGCTACTGAAACTCTAATGTATTGTGATCTGTCATTTGAAAGTTTTAATAATGCTTCGGGTGTAGTTGAAGGATTTTCTGCCACAGCACCTCTAACTGCGTCAGACTCATCATCTGTAAGCTTTGTCAAGACTTCACTCGGTGTGGAAGAGTTGCCTGCTACTTCCCATCTGACTCTGCTAGACTTATCATTTGAAAGCGCTACTAAGACTTCAGTCGGTGTGGAAAGATTACTTGCTACTTCACGTCTTACACGTGCATCATCGTCACTTGAGAGCTTTATTAATACTTCTGTGTCTGGTTCGTCGCTTAAAGCCTGTTTAACGAACTGATCTTTTGCATCACCTTCCAGACCTTGAATGTATGAGCTTATCTCATCTGGGTCTTTAGACTTTGAAATTGTCTTCATTTGTGTTTTAGCAGGATGTTCGCCACCAATTAAATCAGTGTTTGCCTTCATAACATTCATAATAGGTTCAAACTGATCACCTAAAATCTGTGAAAGTCGGTCCGATGTGAGTCCCTTGTTGTTAGCATCAACTGACAGCCCTCCGGATCTACCATCAATCACAGGCTGTCCTTCCATAAATCCAACAGAAAGCTTTGCAGTTGGATCTTTTCTTGAGTCAACACCTTTTTTTATAATGTAATATAGAACTATATTTTTATTGTTAAAGACAGTATAAGAAAGAAAAAGGTTCTGTGATTGCGTTGCAGCTGTGCACCATGTTGTGCCTTTTCCTAATTGACAAGAGCTTTCACGGGTATGTGGCATTGCAACAACCCAATCGCCGAAAGTGCCAAGATAAGTTGTCTCCTCATCTTTCAGGCGTCGAGATTCAACTCCTTTTGAGCTACCAAGATCCTCAAGTGCCTGACGAAGAACGCCAGGCGTCTTATAGGAGTAAATGTCAGTAGACATACCTTTTGACTTTAGACGCGACTTTGCTGTATCAAATGCCTGAACAACTCCAACAATATCATCAACAGGTTCGTCACCTCTTCGCTTCTGAATCCACTGAAGATATTGTGGGTTTTTGACATCAGCATCATAGGCGGGCTGTAGCTCTGGAAACTTAAGAACCAGCTTTTCAGCTTGACCTTCAGAAAGCAAGCTCTCTCTAATGATCTGTTTTAGTTTTGAACGAGTGAGTTTCATATTATGCGCCGCCGCCGCCGAGCCCTCCGCCGGCTGCGCCGCCTGTTCCACTTCCTGCTGATGGCAGTACTTCTGGGTCGTTATCGAATCTTGTGTTGAAGTCAAAGTCAAAGTTATTACTTAAGATCTCTTGTGCTTTTTCAACATGACTATCTGTGTAGTTGTCTTCAAGAAACTTAAGTGCCCTGTTTACGATTGCACTCTCTAGATCTAAAAGATGTTCTGGTCTAGTTGCAAGACGAGCAACTCTTTGTGTGAACTGATCTATGTCAATTAGTGGCATAGGGTCATCTACAGGTTCGTCTACTTCGACGTCTTCACCGTCGACCATATTGTCGCCGTCAGTATCAGCGCTGTCTTCTTCTTCAGAGGGGGCTTCACCGACATCATCAGGAGGAGCATCACCAAGATCTTCAGCACCATCTTCAAAAAGCACTGAAAGTGAGCTTGTGTTTAGCGCCTCGTTTATTTCTTCTACTTCGTCTTCTAGTTCTGGTTCGTCTCTTAAAGAAATCATCTCATAGTTGAGTAGAAAACTATCTATTTGATCATCTACAGATACTTTAGATAGTCTTGTTGCAGTTCCTATAGCCGGGGAAGCTGGCTCTTCGAGCTCTTCTTTGATAAGTCTTATTAAGACGTCTTTAGATAAATTCATTTTTTATTGTCCTAATTCGGCTTGTTGTGGGTTCATCATGCTGTCGACTTTTGCTAGACGAGCCTCAATGACTTCCCAGTTGAGTTCTTTCATCATAGCGACTACGTAAGTTCTAACATCACCAAGATAGTCTCTGTAGTATGCGTGTTGGTGTGTGTCCATTACTATAACAGGTATGAATCCCATTGGGACGTTAGTTGCATTTCCTTCCACGGCTATGTTCATGTATGAGTTAAGGAACATATTGTATCCTAATACCGCCCAGCCAGACTTTGTAGCTGAAGTGCATGCTATAAAGTCTTTTTGCCAGGCATCAAATGATCCGAAGTCTCTTTCTATTCTCATAAAAGAAAGTGAGTTCATTGAGATCTCAGAGTGTATATCACCGACATTAGCAAAGAAAAGTTCATGAAGCCAGACTGAATTTAGTGAGTCTACTTCGTTCTCTTTTGTCATCTTAAAAACTGAATGTAGTGGGTTTGAGGTTGAACGCTCTAAAGTGTCTAGTTCAGCTGAAGCTCTGTTGAATACATCTACATACCCTTGGTATATGCCAAAGTGATTTTCTTTGTTTTTAGCAGAAAGCATGTCAGTGTTTAATTTGTATGACTTTTTGCTTGCAACAAATGATTCATCTAATCTTTGAGCTTTTTTTGTAATCCCTAATGAATCACTTATGATTTTTTTTATTTTATTGTTTTTCATTATAGTCCCATCGCCTCTTTTACAAGAGTTCTTAATTTAGTAAGTGATTCATAGACTTCTTTACTATTACTATCTTTATCACCATGTATCTGTTCATCATCGTCGCTGGAGGCGTCTTTTGGAAGAATATAATTTTTCTGAAATTCTTCTTTCGTTACGTCGAAAGGTTCTCCTCCCATTGCAGATAGTAGTGTTACGACATCATCACCTGAGCCCTGGATTGTGAATTTCTCTCTTGTTTCACTGTTCATTACTGTTAACATGTCAGTCAGTTTTTCTAAATCATCGAGCTCGCTTATAGTGTTTTCAACTATATTTAAAGTCTCGTTTTTGATAATTTCCATAATGTTGTCTGAACTTAAACGCATTTTATCCCACTTCTTATTTATTAAATATTACGTTTCATCGTAAATATCAGTAAATTGTTCAACTTCTATTCCTGACTTCCGTAGTAATTCTAGCCCAGACGTGTCTCTATATTCTTTGTAATAAACTACTTTATCTATTTTTGAATTAATTATTGCTTTACTACACATTCTACAACAACTGAGTGTAACATACATTGTTTTCTTCTTTGGATTGTTAAAATCCATTTTTAGAAGAGCATTGACTTCAGCGTGTAGAAACCCAGACATACCTGCTTTATCAGACTCTGCCTCGTTTGGACCATTTTTATGATCTCCATTATACCCAAGAGCAAGAATTTGTGTATTGTCGTCTGTTACTATTACGGCGCCTACTTTGTGTCTTTGATCTGTTGAACGTGATGCGATTATATGCGCAGTCTTCATCCATACTTTGTCCCAACTTGGTCTTTTGTATTTATTGTCGCTCAAAATGGATTCTCCTCACAGTGTTTTATTATTACCATCACTGTTTCAAAATATTCATCATCTAGTTCTTTATATGACGACCCAAGAATTGTTGCTATTACTTTTGGTATGTGTGCGTATGGATTCCGGCCTTTAGGATGTCTCGATGAATCTGGAAGCATCCCAGTTAGGTTAGACGCCGCCTCACGGATAGCTTTAAGAATTATTTTTTGATTCTTCTTTGTCATCTTCTTGAATTGCCTCGTTTCCCCAGACGTCCCATTGAATGTTTCGTGGTTTTCCGCGATGGAACATGTCAATGTATGGGCCGATAGATCTGTTTTCAACCATGTCGTAGAACTCTTCTGGTTTCTGTGAATGAGCTCTTCGCTTGGCAGGTATAATGGAAGGAATTGATTTTGTAGCAGTCTTCACGTTATATCCTTTTCCGCGAGTCCCAAACAAGACTAATTCGTGCTGCCCACGGTGATATTGTCCGAGTCCGAATCTATCTTTAACCCATACCCAGTTAGTCTTATAAGTAAAGCCAAGGGCTTCCATTACCTTTAATCCGTCTTGTAAAAAACTGTTTGTTACCCATAGATAGAGATGTGCGTCTTCATTAATATGTCTAAATGGCTCTGATTGAGCTATAGTTGCTATTATTGCAGGCGTCTTCATCACTGAATAGTGTTTTTGTGCGCCTCTTTTAATTTTTCCGCCGCCAACTTCTGACCACGGTGGGTCAATAACAAGTGTTTTATATTTTTTATTATTCATTTTGAGCTGTCTCCGTTATAACATCAAAAGTATCGTCTTCAACTTCGCTTAATAGCGCAGTGACTGCTTCAACTGCAGCTGCCTTTACTGTATCACCGGCTTCTTCAAGTTGCACTTTGATCTTGTTCAGTTCTTCTTTTGCAGCAGTTGTATCTACTTTCTCCTCTACGATATCAAATAGATCATCAACAACAGTATCACCTGGGAGCGAGAACCCAGCTGCCTTAGCATGACCGCCGCCACCGTATTCTTTTGCGAATTCTGAAACATCTATGTTGTCATGATGTGCCCGTAGACTCACCTTAATATTGCGCTGTTCGTGATCATAAAACCAGATCACTGCTACATCACAATCAGGGGCTAACCTTGAACCGATTTCTGACATCCAGTGTGATGAGTTCACAACATACGCTCTTTTACCGTTAAAAACTCGTCGCTTAGCCTTGTCTGCGATTTTCTTTACAACAGTCTTGCTGTATGCTAAAATTATTGCGCCTTGTTTCATTGCAGATTCAATTACAGATTCATCTTCGAACTTAGAGAACTCTTCAAACTCAAAGGGAACCATGTCAAAATAAGCACTAAATTCTTTTGAATAAGAGACTTCCCACTTCCAGAGATCACGGTCTTCAATTAGCTTTAACAACTTAGGTGGCTCTTTTCCAGGGTGGAAATACTTCCATGTAATTACAGCGCCTGAATGATTCATGTCAAAAATAGCTTCTGGTATATCGTGTAGCTCTACAACTGCAGACTTATGGTGATCAAGAATTACAAGTGAGTTTGCGTCCTGAATCATCTTCTTTGTTGTTTCGTTATTAAAACTAAAATCACATATTGCTACATTCTTTCCAGTTACATCTGGTGGTGGTGACCCATGTTTGCATGCAATATATTTTGCTTTTGATCCGAGCAATTTCCATGCAGCCCAAGCTGCTCCGAAGCCATCACTACAATTTGCGTGGTATATTACAATTTCGACTTCATTTGGGTTTGGTTTTCCCATTATCTTCCCTTTTCAATAAATTTATTATGCTTAAAACATCTTGGCTCGTAGAGCTCAGAGCCACCGACTTCTATTTCACTGCTTGAACTTGTTTTCTTAATTGTGTAGTAGGCATCTTTTTCGCATTTAGTGCACACTGCAGGGCATTTCTCAATTCTTGTTGCCCATCTATACATTTTTTCCATTTCTTCGAACGGTTGTAAAGTTGCAGACATGTCTAGCGAAGATATTAATATTGTCTTTCCTTTTCTATACTGACCTATTAAAACATCAGCAGCTCCAGGGATCATAAATGCCTCGTCTACGGCTATTACAGCATGCATCTCCTGTATATATTCTATCATGCTATTACCGTCTTTTACACAAATTGCCTTCACTTTTGCACCTAAGTGTGTAGTAATGTGGTGCTTGTTGTATCGAGAATCAATATCTGGCTTAAATGTTATGAATTTTTTCTTTTGATAAGACAGTCGATCAAGCCTTGTCAAAAGACGCGATGTCTTAGAGCCAAACATTGGTCCACAGTATATTATGAAGCTTGGGTTATTTTTTTCTTTCATACAGTTGAGCCCAAGATATGTGGTTTTCCGTCATTTAGACCAGACATAGTTCGAATTCCCCATTTCGCCTTTATATTTATGTCGCAGATGTTAAACGCATTACAGTATGACATTCCGCTCTTCAGACCTTTTGTCAAGTCATTAACGATATCTATTGCTGATCCTTTCGCTGATACTAGTGTTTTAACACCTTCTGCAGTAGGAGTGAACAACTTGTTTTTATCGGGCCTGTTCGACATTGCCGCTGAAGATGCCATTCCTCTGTATTCTTTTACTTTTCCTGCACTTGTCTCAATAAACTTGCCAGGTGTTTCATCTGTTCCACTCAAAAGTGAACCAATCATTACAAGGTCGGCACCAGCAGTAAGTGCCTTCACGATATCACCAGATGTCTTTATACCACCATCTGCAATGATATGAGTACCACATTGATCAGCAGCGTATGAACAATCTAGAACAGCAGTAAACTGAGGAACTCCGTGCCCTGTGACGATATTTGTGCTGCATGCGCTTCCATTTGATATTCCAACTTTGATGCTGTCTGCTCCCCAGTCGTTTAGATCAAAAACAGCTTGTGGAGTTGCAACATTTCCAGCTATAACAAATGTATCGGTATAGTTTGTTTTAATCCACTTAAGCATTTTTTTCATCATCTCTGAGTGACCGTGGGCTATGTCAACTACAAAATGGCGAGCGCCTGAAGAATATAGTGAGTCAAATCTTAATTTGCTATGATCATTTACACCTACGGAAACGAAACAATCTGCGCCGCTTACTCTTACTATATTATAGTCCTCTAAGTTTTCATTAATTGACATGAATCTATGAAGAGCTCCAACACCACCTGATTTAAACATAGAGATGGCCATTTCTGTACCAGTGATTGTATCCATGTTTGCAGACATTATTGGTGTTCTTAGATGAAAATCGCCTAATTGAGTTGTTGTGTCTACTGATGATCTTGAACTTATCTCTGAGTATTGTGGTATCAAGTATACGTCATCGTAAGAGTAGCTGTATGTATTTCTGTTCATTTTATTTCCTTTTTACTGTCGAGACTATTTAATGTCTCTTCGATACCTTCATTAAAACATGTTTCTGTTGAAAAACTTAAATGTGATTTTATTCTTGACGAATTACCTAATGACAATTTAATGTCTCCTTTTCTTGGTGGTGCTTTCTTCACGTTAATTTTACCAAAATAATCATAAAAATATTCCAAAACTTTATTATTTGTTGTTGGAACGCCAGATGAGATATTATACGAAATACCTTTAAATTGTTCACTGTGATTAGCAACTACAATATTTGCTCTGACGACGTCATCAATATAGACGTAGTCTCTTGACTGTGTTCCGTCACCGTCTAGGGTTAGCGGAATATTGTTTTCAATACAATGAAGCCACGTTGATATAACTGAAGAATATTGTGAACTGCCGTCTTGTCCTGGGCCGTATACATTAAAGTAGCGTAATGACACTATGTCAATGTCATAAAGATTACAAAATATTTTCGATATATCTTCGATGGCAGATTTTTGCCATGCATACGGAGTTATTGGGTGCTTATCGTATGTAGACGCTATTTCGTGTTCGTATTTGTCACCATATACGGCAGCAGATGAAGAAAAAACTATCCTGTTTACATTTCCTATTGACGCTTCAAATAGTCTTAATGTAGAGGCTATGTTTATTTCTGTTGTTAGAGCTGGATACTCTACTGAGTATTTTACGCTTGGAATTGCAGCTAGATGAAAAACAGTATCAAACTTTTTTTCTTTTATAAGTTGTATTATTTTTTGATTATCAAAGTTTTCAGTAAATATTTTACAATCTATGTTTTCTAGATTCAATATGTTGCCAGATGATAAATCGTCAACGACATACACTTCTATGTTTTGTCTGACTAATTGTTTTACTAGTGCAGACCCAATAAAACCACAACCACCTGTCACTAGACATGTCTTCAAGCTATTCACCAAAATGTATTAATGATTATACTATTGAGTGTCAATAAGTTCAATGTAAAATTTAGCTAAATAATAATAATATTCAGCGCTTGTTTTTATTTAGCGTGTCTGTCAGCTATTGATGATGACGACCATGCGTCTGGCTTAACTTTAATTTTGAAGCCAGCACCTTTTGCAAACCCAGACAGCATATCACTGAAACGGCTTGTTGCGTTTCCAGCATCTGGTGCAGAGGCGTCTATGTGAAGTTCTATATTCTCTACGTTTTTTTCACGTAATGATAAACCTATTTCAACTGACTTATTTACTTCATGAAGAATTCTATTAACAAGAGAACCGAACTTACCAACTTTTATTCTTTCTTTGTTGTAGAAATATGTTCCACCATTTCTTTTTTCTTCGTTGTGCATACAAATTACTGTTGCAAATATAAATTTATCTTTGTCCATGTGTGAGTCAGTGCCGATGTAGATCCCGCCGCCTTGATTTGTATGTTCTTTGATCTTTACAAGCATATCTTTGTGATCAATTACATCACCATTTGGGTACATCCATATCAAATCATCCATCTGCTCACCATTTTATTAATTGGTATCTTTAGACACCCGTATTTTAATTATTTGTTTGTCGTAACAAGTGACTTAAGAATAGCATTTGTTGTTTGATATGGATCAATACTTGAGGCGGGTCTGCGGTCTTCAAAGTAACCACACCAATTGTTCTGTATAGTTTGAATTGGGATTCTTACACTACATCCTCTATCAGACACCCCCCAAGAAAACTCATCCTTTGAAGAAGTCTCTAGATCGCCTGTCATTCTAAGATGATTATCGGCACCGTATACTTTCATGTCTTCTTTGTGATTTAGAGCAAGTCTGTCCATTATTGCTTTGAATTTCTCTTCTGTTCCGCTTTCACGAAGTTCTTTAGTAGAGACGTTATGATGCAGCCCTGCGCCATTCCAGTCTCCCATAACAGGCTTTGCTTCGAAAGTAACAGCAAGACCATGCTTTTCTGCAATTTTTAATAGTATCCAACGTGATAACCAGATTTCGTCTGATACTAGTGTTGGGCCTACATTTGGACCGCCTACTTGATACTCATGTTGACCAGGTTTTACCTCTACATTTGTTCCAGTGATATGAATTCCTGCATTAATACACGCGTCGACAAGTTCTTCTGATATCTCTCTACCAAAGCATCTATCCGCTCCAGCAGAACAATAATATGGTCCTTGTGGGTATGGGTATCCACCGGTTGGGAACCCAAGTGGACGGCCGTTCTCTGTTATAGAGTATTCTTGCTCTAGACCAAACCCTGCTTCAAGCGACATATTGGCAATTTCATTTTCTACAAGTGTATGACGATGATTTGTAACGTGAGGTGTTCCGTCTGGGTTTAGCACTTCACAAAGCACAATTACAGACTTTCCATCATTTCTTACTGTATCTGTTACAGCTCTTACTGGTAAAAGAATGCAATCGCTATTATCACCAGTTGCTTGTCCTGTAGATGAACCGTCGAATGACCATGTTGGAAGTGAAGAAACATCGCCCTTAGCCAAAAGCGCTACATCTTCGGTTGTAAGCTGGTGAACTTTTAATTTAGATCGTAGAGTCCACGTTTCACCATGGAAACCATTTAGGCCGATCCATACATACTCAAGTTTTAATGTTGTTACTTCTTTCATTTTCTATTAAAGTCCTCTAATTTTTTTAATATCTCTTCATATGCTTGTTCAGTATCATCATAAATAGTCACACCCTGAACGTCTTGTAACGCTTTATTGTAAGATGTGCGTGGTGACAAGACTGATATTCCATGTTTTGCGTATTCCATTGAATGCTTTTCTGAATCATCTAGAGCGCAAAGTACGACGTCGCTATGAAAATAGTCTTGAGTTAATAACCATCTGTATTTTTCAGGCGAGAAATCGATATGACTGCATTTGATACCTGAATCCTTTGCCCAGCGATACGTGTCATACTTGCATTTAAGATTATCAGCAGGACGTGCTGTAATCAACTGTACAAACACTCCTTTGTCATATAGCTTGTTTGCAATATTTATCATCTTTTGATTAGATGTAATAGTCATTAAACCACCTTCAGCAACAAACTGCTGGAATGTTCCATCAGGAGACAAGCCGGCTGCCTTTACTTCCTTAGTAGAGTAATACTCAGTTGAATCAGGATCAACGTAAACACCATGTTCATCATGTAACCATTGTGTGAATGTAGCCCTGAACTCATTTAGAACGTCGTCAATATCAAACAGCACTACTGGTTGTTCTGGTTTCCAAGGATTTCCTTCAAACTCATGTCGCATATTTAGAAACAAATCTTTGCTATGAAAAGCTGCTATAAAATCTTCTTGAGAAAAATCCCAAAGATTCATAATTGCTAACATGTATCTGAATGAGTCAATTGACTTAAACAAAAGCTTATTTCTGTCTACTTCTTTTTTTACTAATCTATGATCTTTAAAATTAATAGAGTCGATTATACCAGAAGCTTCACTGTGTAGTGCTAGTGTAAATGATTTTGTAAGCTCTTGTTTTTCTTCGTTTGTTAGTGAATCCTTATCAAAAAATAAACTTGAAAACTCATTTTGAGATTCAAACATATGTAAAAGAGTAGACGATGACTTATTATGATTTTTTTTCACTTATGTTCCTGTATACTACTATTATAACATAGAATAAATGATTTTACAATTTTAGTATTTGTTCTTTATTCTATTTACAATGATGTCATGCTTTCTAACATAAGCATTAAAGAAATCATCAACTGAATAGCCTGATAGTATTAATAGACTTATGAAATAATTCTGAGCATCTACAAATTCTTCTAAAAAATGATCTCTATCGACAGCAGGATCATCGGTCAATTTGTGATCTTTTGTGTTTTTTAGAAGTTGTAGTGCCTCAAAAATCTCTTCAACTCCTCTGAGTGTTATCTCTCTGATTTGCTGTTGAGAAGACTTTTTTGACAAGTCAATAGGCCACCCTTCAGGGTAGACTTTTGCATACTTGTTTACGTCAGACATGAACTCCTCACGAAGTTCAAATATTTTATCTAGCTTGTCTTTCATTTGTTAAGTAGGCAATCGTCGTCAGTGTCAGTGACATTGATTACATCTTCTTGTGATAGTTTAGCAGCCTCAGATAGCATGCGTTCAATGTTCTCTGTTTGTGAATTAATGTACTTCTTGTGAAGTGTCATTGAGTCATCTGATCGCTCTACTCTGATTGTTCGTAGATTGTCAATGATGTCAGTCCCAGTAAGTAGTGCTACTTGTAAAAGTCTTGCAATCTCAGAGATTACGTTGTCGTCTAAATTATATGCTTTTTTCATATCAACCTCTTGTTAGTTAGATATTATTATTTTATATTATGAACGACTATTGTTTATTATTTTTAACCAACTGTGACACTTTTTGCAAGGTTACGTGGTTTGTCTACATTATGACCGAGCTCAAGCGTTGTATAGTATGCTATTAGTTGCATTGGTATGATAGTCAGGAAAGGAGACAAGAACTTTGATGTTAGTGGGACCGGAATGTTAATGTCAGATATTGACTTGACTTCTTTGCTATCGCTACCAACGGTAATTATAAATGATCCTCTTGCCTTTGCCTCGTGTATATTTGACAGTGTTCTTTCGTATGCGTCATCTTCAGGAATGACAGCAATTACAGGAATTCCCTGAGATAGCATTGCAATTGGGCCATGTTTTAATTCTGCACCGCTGTATGCATCACTTGGTATGTAAGATATTTCTTTTAATTTAAGAGCGCCTTCTTTTGCCACATACTCACTCATTCCTCGCCCTATAAACATTACATTTTTTGCATCTTTTATTTTTAATGCCGCTTGCTTTATTGGGTCTTGTTGTCTAAGGACTGATTCAATCTTTTCTGGTATTTCACACAATTCTTCTAAAAATTGCTTTCCTTGTGAATGTGTTAGATATTTGCTTCTTGCTAGTTTTAGTGAGAACATTGACAGAGCTGTAAGTTGTGACGTGAATGCCTTTGTTGATGCGACAGATATCTCTCTACCACTGTGAATATAAACTCCTGATCCACATTCCCTCGCAATTGTAGAACCAGGAACGTTTATTATACCCTTTATACTTGATGCCTTTAGAGAGACTTCTCTGATTGCCTGAAGTGTGTCGAATGTTTCACCAGATTGTGATATTGCAAACCACATTTCATTCTTTCCAATTATTGGGTTTGTGTCTATAATGTCTGATGCAGAGTATGCTCTCGATGGAACTTTACAAAATTCCTCAATCATTCTACTTACAATAGTTGCAGCGTGCAGTGACGTTCCACAAGCAACAAAACAAACTCTTGATAAACTTGATAATTCTCCTCTTTCAAGATTGAGCCCAGATAGCAAAGTATTGCCATTTTTTTTATCAAGCCTTCCTGCCAGGCACCGCCTAATTGACTCTGGTTGCTCAAATATCTCTTTTATCATGTAGTTTGGAAAACCGAGGTCTGCTAGAGCTATGTCTTTGTCAGCGTCATCTATTATTTCGACATTTGACTCTTTTATTGCACTGTCAAATGCGTCTAGTATATCAACATTTTCTTTTGTAACTACTGCTATTTCGCCATCTTCTAAATGAATAACCCTGTTTGTATGACGAACTAGAGCAAGTGTGTCAGATGATATATAATTTTTATTATCCCCTAAGCCTAAGATAATAGGAGAGCCCATTTTTGCAGCTATTATTATATTTGGATTATCTGCAAACATAACGGCAACACCGTAAGTCCCCTCAATGTCTGCCAAAGCAGATTTTACAGCAGCAAGTGGATCATCTGTATAGTATTTCTCTATTAAATTTGGGATAACCTCAGAGTCAGTTTGAGTTTTGAAGACTTTCCCTTCTTTTTTAAGAGATGTTTTCAATAAATCATAGTTGTCAATAATACCGTTGTGAACGACCATTATTTTTTTGTTAGTTGAGACGTGCGGGTGTGAGTTTATCTCTGATACTTCGCCGTGAGTTGCCCAGCGAGTATGTCCAATCCCTATTTTTGACTTTTTATTTCCAACTTTTTTGTCAAGCTCTGAAACGTGCCCAGTTGCTTTTATTGTTTTGAATTTGCCGTTTCTTATTACTGATATTCCAGCAGAGTCATAGCCCCGATACTCTAACTTCTTTAGTCCATCTACTAATGTTTTCTCAGCATGATCATCACCAATTACACCAATTATCCCACACATGTTTACTCACTTTTGTACTTGAGGCACCCAATATGTATTTCTACCATCTTTGGTTTTTTCTTTAATAACCTCATGTCCATAAATATCTTCTTTCTGCGAATATACCGTCATCTCTATATTATACTTTGAATCAGTGTAGTTATCAAAGTCGCTCATCAGCATCTTTGATTTTAGCTGTGAACTTTTTGCCATAATAAATTTTATAGATGTATTTAAAGCCACGAACTCTTCATCTTTAAGATCTTTTATAAGCCTGTTAGGAGATATTCTCGCTCTATACAGAGCTTCACTTTTAATGTAGTTCCCTACTCCGGAAATAACGTTTTGATCCATGATCGCTTGAGCTACTGTCTTCTCTGATCTCATAAACATTAGTCTTGACTTTAATTCTTCGTCAGTTATATTAGACGTCATCATGTCTGGCCCGAGAGACTCAAGTTTATTAATTAGTTCTTTTTTATCACCTACAAACTTTATTGTTCCAAAGTTTCTTGTATCATTAAAATACAAAATATCATTGTCTAGATGAATTGCCACTCTGGCATGCTTTGATTTAGTCTCTGACCAATATCCGGTCATACCAAGTGAATTCCAGATAGATGATCCGCCTTCAAGAATAATAAAAATAAATTTACCTGTGCACCCAGCGCCGACGACATTGATAGGTAGAACATTCTGAAACTGTTCATATCCTTCGGGCAACTTTTTTTCGTATCTACCTGACAGTATCTCTATTTTTGTTAATTTTTTTGAAGATACTTTTTCAGCTAATAGTTCTGCTATTCTTTTTACTTCTGGGCCTTCTGGCATTTTTATTCCTATGTCTAATTAACTTGTGATGTTATTAAGAGTTTTGTTCAATCAGACTAATAGTCCCATGTCTCTGAGATAGTCTATTATTTGTTTGTTCACTGGGACATCTTTCCCATTTACTCTTTTGTGAGTGCTTGGGAGAGCCTTTATAGGTTTGTCCAGATGAAGGTTTTTAATTGTTCCAGTTTGATAAGTTTCATCGTAATAAGAGCCACCAGTTGGGTCTCTTTTTTCAGTAAGAATTATCTGTATTACGTGACGTAAGAATGTTTCCGTTATAGCAGTATTGCCGATGTCTTTGGAGGTTTTTTCGTTTTTTATATTCTCTTTAATACTGGTGTTTTTTTCTTGCCAATCGGCAGAAATTTTATCTTCAGTAATAGGACCGCCAGCAGCCCACGTATAACACGTTCTATCACTGTGACATTTAAAACTATGCATCCAACAATAACCTAAAGTCTCCCAAGGCTTGTTGTTTTCAATTGCAATTTCTATTTCCTCTTGCTTCATAATTGATCCTGGCATACAGTCTTGCATGTTAGGAGATATATCAAATGCAACGCAATTATAACATTTAGACTCTTTAGCGACTTCAGGCTCAGTGTTCCAGTGTTCAGCAGCTCTTTCCCAATATTCTTCATCGGTTAGATTTAGTGGTCCATACTGAATATAGTCTGCCTTAATAGCGGCATTTCTATTTTTAGTATTTAATTCTAGATCTTGTGTCGGTTCTGGGCAAATTAGCTTTTTTGCCTCATTTTTAAGCTTTCTCAAATTTTCAAGTACAAGTTTCATTCTAGTTCAACCTTTTATGACAAAGTATTGTTATTTGTTTGTATTAAATATGTCTCTATATCATAAAAAGATGACGCTAACAATGATAATTACTTCTTTTTTGCCTGATCTCGTATTTTTACAAGGTCAAGACCAGCACAATCAATCTTTCTTTTTGTTAGATTATAATGGTTAATGAATCCTTTAAAAGTTCCTCTTGCAGACTTGCTGTCGACCTTTGTCGTGAGGACACCGTTGTCATCTGTTGGTACTTCAAGTGGTATACCTATAGCCTTATGGATAGCGGCCCATAAAGCAACAAGGGCCTCCTGCTGTACATCGTAGAATCCAAGGTGAGATTCAAGTTTGGCGCCGTGTGCATACGCATCATTGATTATTGGCCTTGGGCCGAATCCTTTGCGCTCATACCAGTCTTGGTGTTTTAGGTAATAGGCATTTGATATTTCTACACCAACTGATTTATGGTTCCACTTTGAGCCACCGGCGTGCCAGGCTCCATGCTGTGTATCCATAGTTTGGAAAATACGTCCGTCATTGTCAATCATAAAATGAACTGAAATGTTTCTCTTTTTAAGAATTTTATGACATGACTCTGATGATAGACACACATCCCAGTGATTTACAAAGAATGATGGCTTTCTGTCTGGCTTTCCTGAATAGTTGTAATACGAGCCACTTACTGCCTCATACCCACCAGACTCACTCCATAAAGTTACCATAGGCCAGTCAATCTCAAAAAAGTTTCCATTGTGAACTATGTACTTTTGTTTCGATCCTTGCTCTGTGATCATTTGATTACTAAAGACTTGTGGCATATGATTATGAATTTTGTCTTCGCGTTCAGTAAAGACACGTCTGAAAGTTCCTGGTCCACATAGACCGTCAGCTTTTAGGCCGTTTTCTTTTTGCCAGGCCTTGATAGCCTTTACTAGATTGTCATCGAAATACTCTACATTGAACCATTCAGGAGTCCACCCAAGTGAGTCTGATGAGCTTTTGTTATAAAATACTTTGTCCATTTTTCTTCTCTTTTACATCATCTAAAAATGATTTTATTTTCATTGCATACTATTATGCCAGCCTCAACACGCTTATTTACTTTTGTCAGTAGCGTTATGAGGCTGGCATAATATATTTTCTCTTTACATGCCGAATTTATTCTCTACAGTTTCAAGCATGCTATCTAGCTCGCCTTCGCTCTTTCCGAGCCTAATCTTAATTTTAGCAATTTGTATAGCTGCACGCAATGCTTTAAGATCCATCTGATCTTTGTATTCAGCAAATAGTTCTTTTTGATCGTCTGCTAACATGCTTTTTTCATTTTCAATTCTCATGTACTTTGATACGAACTCTTCTACTTTCTCTTTAACTGCCATGATGGCTCCTTTTATTGTCTATTACTATTCAAAGTCGATGCTAACATCAACGCTAATTGTCATTGTTGGGACTCGCAAGTGATTTGCAAGACCATGCTTTTTTGCATCTTCAGCTGTTAAAAACCAATCAGCGTGTCCTCTCTCGTGAACTTCGTCAAGAAAATGTGACTTCTTTTTGCCACAATTAGTTGCCATCATTTCAAATATTTTCTTATTAAGCCTGTCTGATTCCTCTGCAGATGCTTTTGTCTCTTCGTTCTTGCCAAATGACATTGAACTTACATCGTGAATCATAACTGTTGCATCTGGATCCATGTATCTCATTCCATCTGCGCCGCAACTAAATAGAATTGCACCACAGCTCATCGCCTTTCCTTCAACAATTGTTGCAACAGGAATATCTGAATGTTTGATTGCCGAGATCATTGTCATTAGCGAGTATACTTGACCACCATATGATGAAATTACAACTGGAATTACTTTTTGTCCAGTGCTATGAGCTCTTGCTACCTCGTTTTGAAAAGATGTAGCAGAATCTTCATCAAACTTGTTTACCCTGATTATTACAGGAGACTTTCTTAGTTCTAGTTCACGAATTAATGGTGAAACTTTACTTACCCACTTCATTATACTCTTCCTCTTTTTTGTATGTTATATTATATGTTATTTTTCTTAAGTGTTTAAAAGTCAGCCACACTTAGACATTGAACAAGCGGTGCATGATACACAACCTTCTTGGAAGACTAGTGTTCCCTCTGCGCTACAGTTAGAGCATTTTCTTTCTGATGATTTTGTTCCATCTTGAATGTATCTTTTTAGAGTTCTTGCGATTACTTTTGAGAAACTTGACATGTCAGCATCTCTGTCTTTCTGTAGTTGTTCCACCATGTAGTGAACTTGGGCACCATGACGTAGACCAAGTGAAATAACTCTTGTAAAAGAAGCGTAGTTTGGATTATCAAACAATTTAACAATGTTTTTTACTATTACTTTTTCATTAGGTTCACCAAAGTGAAGATCATAAATGCTATTCATAGACTTTCGTTGGTGCTTTACAATCTTTCCGGTCTTATATTTTGTCGGTATTGTAACATACTCAGATAATCCGCCTAACAATTCGTAGGGTCTACCATTCATTAATCCAACTAATATTGTCCACTGTTCTCCTTGTATTGAAGCATGATGAATGTCACATTCGAGCTCAGTTGGTCTCTTTGGAGCATTGTGTGGCTCAAAAGTATTCTCTTCTTTTAGCTTTGACTTGTCAATTAATACTCCTGATCTTGAACCTTCACGATATACAGTGAATCCTTTGCAACCAGACTCCCAGGCCGCCTCGTAGATCTCCCTAACATCTTCTTGAGTTGCATCTTCTGGCAAGTTGCAAGTTGAAGAGATACTGTGGTCAATCCATTTTTGAGCAACAGCTTGAATTTTTACTCTTTGTTTCCAGTCAAGATCATTTGCAGTAGATCCCCAATATGGTGAATCTTCAATATTTTTGTTGCCAGTGACATCCATCCACTGCTGAACGCCGTGATGATGAACATCATACTCTACCCACTTGTCACCTAACTCATCTATAAAGTTAGCTTCTATGTTTTCTGAATGTGCTATTTTTCTGCGTCGTGTGTATTTGAGCATAAAAGCAGGCTCAATACCTGAAGTTGTTTGAGTTAATGTTGAGACAGAACCAGCAGGGGCAGTTGTTGTAAGAGCAATGTTTCTTCGACCATTCTGATTATAGAGTTCAGAAAGCCCTTCGTCTTCACTAAGAAGTCTGTTTAGATATTGATGACCTCTCTCTCTTTCATGACTGAATGCTGGGAAAGTTCCTCTTTCACCTGCCATTATACATGATGAAATATGTGAGTTTATTCCGAGATATTTATAGATTTCTTCAATTGTCTCTACGGACTCATCTGAACCATACTTCTGATTAAGCATTGCGAGTGTATCACCTACTGCCGTTACTCCTAACCCTGTCCTACGTCCATTTAATGCTTGTTCTTTAATACCTTCCCATAGCTCTAGTTCAATTCTTTTAACACTTTCGTCTTCTGGATCGTTTTGTATTTTGTTTATTATCTTGTCTACTTGTTCTATCTCTAAGTCAACAAGATCATCCATAAGTCTTTGTGCTTTTTGGACTGCAGAGGCAAACTTCGGCCAGTTAAATCTAGCATGTTGTGTAAATGGCTTTTGAACAAACTTGGCGAGATTAACCACCATGAGTCGGCAGCTGTCTTTTGCTGATAGAACGATTTCTCCGCAAGGGTTGCTGCTGACTGTCTTAAAACCAAGATCAGCATAGCAGTCTGGAATTGAGTTGTCTATTACGGTGTCCCAGAAAAATATTCCAGGTTCTGCCATTTTATGAGCTGAGTCTATTATTTTATCCCATATTTCAGTAGCTCTTACTATTTTTGTTATTTCAGGGTTTGCTGATTCTACAGGCCACTGAAGTTGGTATTCATCGTCATTCTTTACAGCATTCATAAATTCATTATTTAGTCTAACAGATATGTTTGCTCCGGTCACTTTTGTAAGATCACGCTTTATATTAATGAATGTTTCAATCTCAGGATGTCTGCAGTCTACAGAGAGCATTAGCGCACCACGTCTGCCGCCCTGTGCTACCTCTCTTGTAGAGTTAGAGAATCGTTCCATAAAGATACCAATCCCATCTGTTGTGCGAGCTGCATTTGATGTTGCGAGACCCTTTGGGCGAATATTAGAGATATCAAATCCTACTCCGCCTCTGCGTTTCATGATTTGAACTTGCTGTTGATCTGTATGAAGAATTCCAGCATAACTATCAGCAGGACTGTCGATTACAAAACAGTTAGAAAGTGACTGTATTTGATATGGGTTCCCTACTCCTGACATGGGTGACCCTTGTGGGACTACCTCCCAAGACGAGAATAGATCATAGATTTCTTTTTCTGAAAGTGGGTTTGGGTAGTTTGACTCTATCCTGGCGAATTCTTTAGCCATGCGATGGTGCATATCGTCAGGTGTTTCTTCTTGTAAATTTCCTTCTTTGTCAGTAAGGGCATACTTTATATGAAAAACTGATGCAGCTAATTCATCGCCATTGAAATATTGTTTTGATTTTTCAACAGCACTTTCAATTGTTATTTCTTTTTTCATTTACTTCCTTTATAGTGTTGTTTTATTTTATCTTGTTTTTTGAATTTGATTAATGATTTTATTGCTTACTTCCACTGACTTCGCCCCACTTGCGCTTTAGAAGTTCTTTCATTTTTTGACTGTCGTTTTTATTAACTTCATCAAACGTCATGGACGAATCTGATAGCACTTTAAACTTTGAACATGCTGTGTCAATATGTATAGGAAACAACATTCCGTCTCTTCCTGCTCTGTTTTTGGCAACAAATAATCTTGCCTGACCACTTTCTTTCTCTTCTGGCTTGCGCGAGATAGTAAGAACAACGTCACAAATCTGTGCTTTTGCGTATGATTCACCCATATTCTCTAGTCCTACAACATTTGAGTTTGAACCGTCTTTATTGCTTTGTGAAGCAGTCCAGATTGGTATGTTGAGCTCCATTGCAAGGTTTCTTAGCTCTTCGTATACTAACTTTAGTTCATGTCGCAATGAGTCGTATGCTTTTGAGCTTTTCATAATGTCTGCGTAGTCTATAACTATTAGACTTGGTTTAAAATCTTTTAGAGATAACTTTTCAATATGATTTCTCATCATATTGATTGTGCAAGAGCCAGTTGGGTATTCTTTTATTATTAATCTTCCTAAGTCCTTATCAGAATAGCGCTTCATTACTATTTCTTTGTTATCTTGAACTTCGTTGCTGGGTATGCCGCATAGATTAGAGTCATAACGTAGACCAACAGAAGTCTCAGAAAGTTCAAAAGTATAATGAATTACATTCTTTCCACGCTTTAGTGCTGCAGCTCCCATCTCTACAAGGAAGTGACTCTTTCCGACGCCTGTGTTTGCAACTATACAAGCTAACTCGCCGCGCCCAAGGCCACCATTAAGAATATCTTTTGTGTCTATCTGAGCAATGCCAGTAGGACAGACTTGTCTTTCTATCTTAACAAACCTTGCTTCAATATCTTCAAAGAAATCGTGCCCAGTAGATACGGGTATACCTACTGAAACTGCATTCTTCATAAGGCCTACAACAGAATCAAAATTGTCGTCTGAAACCATCGTTACTGCTTCTTCAAGTGCCTCTTTAAAAGCCTGACGTCTGCAAAAATCTAGTGTCTTGTCTTTTACAAACTGAAGATCGCCAATACTTGGGTTGCTTTTTATTCTTACAAGATATTCTATAATCTGGTCACGTAAAAGTACGTCTGTTCCAGAAGAAAGATCATCTTTTATTATTGTTATTAGCAGCTGTAATGTTGGCCAAGTCTTGTATTTTTGAAAATATGCAAAATATCTGTCTGTCAAATAAGCAAGATATCGAAGTTCGAAGTATCCAGGCTCCATAACTTCTGACATCTGTGATGCCCATGGACTGTCATGAAGAAGACATTGAAATATCTTTTCTTGAAACGATTTACCGTATTGCCTGAAGTGTTGTGTAGCCGATTCATCGAATTGATATACTTGAGCTGTTGCCTGTGACAATTTATCTTCCTTTATCATAGTGAATAATTTAATTCTTTAGTGTGAAGTCAATGACAAAGAAAAGTCTTTCAATGTCGAATCTATTAAGTCCTTGCTTGACTAACAACCTGAACATTCCTATTTTATCTTTTTTTGGTTCAAATGTATCAATAGTATAGTTTATTTTTTTGATTTGAACTGCAGATAAATTTTGTGTATCGAGGTACATTAGCTTCCAGTTTCTTCTAATCTTGTCATGATTTTCATTTATTTCTTTATATATTTTTAGTTTGCTTATTTCAGATTGCTTCTTGCTAACTGCTAAAACCATGTCAATGTCTATTTCATCTTCTTGTGCGAACTTTGGAAACCGCTTTACTATTGTTTTAAAACCAGCGCCCTTAATGCCGTCAATATTATCAGACGGGTCTCCCATTAATGTTCGTGCTAGACAAAAGTTTTTAGGGTGTATTCCAAATCTTTCAAAAACATCTTCACTTTTGATAAACTTTTTTGAAGTAGGTGAATATATTGTTGTTTTGTCGTCTAGAAGTTGATAGAAGTCTTTATCTGATGATAGAACAACGCAGTCATCATCAGAAAATTCATATTTTGTTAGATAGCCTATTACATCGTCTGCTTCGCAGTCTTTTACATACATCTGAACGACAGGGATCTTTCTCAACATCTCCATCAACAAGTTTATCTGGTACATTCTGTTTTCTACTTCATCTGCACTTGTTGCGTTATCGTCGTATGTTCTATTTAGCTTTATTGGCTTTCTATTAGACTTGTAATCTTTAAATAGTGATCTTCTACGCGGTGATCCACCTGACTCAAAAACAATTACTACTTTTTTTGGATAAATTTCTTCAAGAATATATTTGAAATTGTTTAAGAACCCAATTACTCCGCCTACAGGGATACCATCTTTGTTAAGCGTAGGATTTACTGTAAAATGGCGAGTGAATATGTTAAGAAAATCAATTATTAGTATTGGCTGATTTTTCTTTTTCATGTCAGGTCATCATATCCATCAGAAATATCTTCAACTTCAAGAGCTATTGCTTTCATCTCTTCAAAAGAGTTTGTGTCAATATCTACTTCATCGTTATTACCCATTACTTTTACCATAGTCTTCTCTAGCAAATCGTCTATGTATGTAGTATATGCTGGGTCTATTATGATTTTGTCAAAATCTGCTTTGTAGAACTTCTTATCGACTATAACTTTACCTGATTTTTCGTTGACAACATTTAGTGTTTTCCAGGCTCCTGTTCCGGTGACAGATATTGTATTTCCTTTTACAGTCTCTTCGCCGTGCTTTCTAAGAATATCGAACATCTCTTCGTGTTCAACAATACCTTTTCCGAAGTGAATCTGAAACTTTACAGTTCTGAATGGTGCGGCGACCTTGTTCTTGATTGTCTTCGCAGAGACATTAATACCGATTACATCTTCACCATTTTTTATTTGTTGTCCAGCTCCTAACTTGATCCTTGTAGTTGCGTGGAAAGGAATAGCTTTACCACCCGGAGTTGTAGTGTTGTCTCCGTACATAACACCAACATTTACTCTGATCTGATTGAGACAAACCATAAGCGTATTTGTTTGTCCGATTATTCCTGTAATCTTTCGCATGCCCTTTGATATAGTTCTGGCATTTAGTGCGATACTATTTTGATCGTAGTCACCCTCAAGCTCTGCTTTTGGTGAAGTAGCAGCTACACTATCCCAGATAATTGTAATAGGTACATCTTTATTCATAGCTTTTGCTTTAAGAATAGTTGACTCGGCAATTGCAAAGACATTTTCTGTGCAGTGTTCATCGACATAAACAAACCGCGTAGAAACATCTACACCAAGGTTGGCGAGGTTCTCTGGGCTTGTAGCATTCTCGGTATCAATGTATACCACAATACCACCCATACGCTGTGTTGATGCTGCTATCTGAGTTGCAATGTGGCTTTTTCCAATTGAAGGTGGACCGAACATTTCAATAATGCGTCCTTCTGGGAGTCCGCCGTCTCGCCTGTTTGAACAGATATAATCAAGCAGCCTTGAACCTGTTGAAATCCACCGCTTGACGTGTGTAGGAGAGTCGTCTGCGCTAAGATTATATGCGACCCTGCTTCCTTGTTCTTTGTTTAGTGACTTAATTAGATCACTTGCAAAATCTTCAAGATCTACATTATTTTCAACGTTTTGTACTTTCTTTTTTCTAGCCATGCTGTTCCTCTTTGCTTACATTTATAATACTTTGTTTTTTGTTTTTGTTCATATAATACTAAAACGGACAACAACTATTTCAAGCTGCTGTCCGTTTATTTAGTTTTTAGAACTTGTAGCGCTTTGGAACCCTATAAGTCTTCTAGATCCGCAAAAGCGTCGTCAAGAGACTTTGTAGTGGTTGTTGCTGCAGCAGCAGCAGGAGCAGCAGTAGCTCGTGCAGGTGTGCGACCACGTTCTGTTCCGGTATTCTCTTCGTCATCACCATTTAACCAGTCATTTACTATCTTCTCTAGTGCCTCGTAGGTCTTTAATTCGTAAAGATCAGTTGGGGCTGGGATATTCTCTAGCCAAGTAGCCAAGAGCTTTGAGTCTTCAGTAAGTGAAGTTACAGAACCACGTGGAGTCACTGAAGTTGTTGCATACTGTCGTCCGGGTGGCTTTTCACAGACAATACGAATATCTCGTCCCTTGTCTACGTCGGTAATATCTCCGTAGTCTTCATCAAGCATAAGATTAAGAAGATCCTGATATACCATCTTGCCAAAGGACCAGAGACGAACTCCCTTCTCCTCTTCACCACGTACAATAACAGGAGCAAATGTTCTCATCTTGGGGTATAGCTTCTTAGCTAGCTCGTAAGACTCCTTGCTACCATCATCGCGGAGCTTTGTGATGAGCTCTTGAACAGGATCAGGCTTATCGTACTGATAAGGTGAAAGGAGGCCAGGATTATTTCCGATGTTGTAGTAGAAGAACATATCCTTCCACGGTTGTCCATCGTTGTCTGGAAAAGAAAGTAGTCTAATTGTTGCTGTCTCACCTTCGGTAGGGCGCCACATTACGTTGCTTCGGCGGTTCTTACCAGATAGTTGATTAAGTTTTGCTCTAATTGCGTCTAAGTCGATAGCCATGTTTATTACTCCTAATGTAATATTTAGTTTTTAAAAATGTGATTTTTTAATTGTTTAATTTTTTAGTTTGTGCCAAATCACTTTACTATAATAACGTGATATTTTGGGTTGTTCAATAGTTTTTATACTATTTTATGAATTCGATTTTGGCAGATCAAAAGCATAATTTGTAGATCAATCTGGAAAAGATACCTTTTGCATTTTTTTATTAAATTCTTCTTGATTTGCAGGGGAAGCCATCGGTCCGGCGTATCCACCGATAGATCCGACGCCACTTGCTTCTTCTACTTCGTCGGCATATTCAGCCTCGACAAGGTCTTCATCGATTAGTTCTTCAGACTCTAATAGAATTTGTGATATTAAGCTTCTTATTTTTGATTCAGATATGTCTGTCTCATCATGTAATTCTTCGAAGCCATAAACAGATGAGTCTATATCATCTATACTTACTGGTATACTGATTAGTCTTTTTAATTTATTTGCTTTTCGTATCAATGCTAATTTTTCAGTAGATGACATTTTTTCATACCCATCATCAGACATTTTATATAGTTCATCAAAGTTACTAACAATATCTGACAAGGTTCCAGCAACTTTTACTGAGTCTATTATAGAACCCCAGAATGGAGTTTCTTCATCAAACTTTTCATCTAATTCGAATATTGCAGATCGTAAAGCGACATTCCCAGCTAATCTGAGTGTCAATTCTTTCCCCATCTTTGTTTTAGCCCCTGGGACTCTAGAAGCCTGTTTCAACAAGGGATCTAAAGTCTTTTTTATTTTTGCAGCCCACGATGTCAATGTTGCGATATAACCTGCGACATCTCCACCCGCAGGAATTATTGAAACAAAAGCTTCTATGACGTCAGATAAATCAGTAACAATATTGTCAATAACATCATCTATTTCATTAAGATATGACCCTCCTAATCTCTTGTATGAACCTTGTTCATTATATAGACTTATTAATTCTTTTCCAGCCTCTGAATTATTCTGCAATTCTTTTATATTTTTTAAAACGAATAAAAAATCAGCGGCTCCAGGAATAACTGTGCCAACAAACTGGCGGGCAGTGTCGCCAGCCATATCGACAACGGTATCAAATGCATCGTCGACTACATGACCCAAGAAGCCTCTGCTTGTGTTCCCGTCTGATCTCTCACTGACAGTGTTAAGATTTAAAAACTCATTGAACTTTTCGTTTTCTTCTATAAGTTGATCAATATCTGTTGTTAGTTTTCTTTCTGGCATTGGTTTACGTCCTCTAAGATCAATTGATATTTTTGATCTTAATTTCATATTATATGTATCTTCTTCGGGTTCTTCTTCGTTTTCAGGGAACCTTACTTGCCACGCATATTTGTCGTCATCACGACCTTTGTTTACACGTCCTAATTTAGAAGAGAACCCACTATCAGCAGATTGTGAGTGACCACCTGATGAACCTGTTAAGTTCCAGGGTCTGCGTGCTTGTCCGAGGTTATTGGATGAGTCACCTGGTGAGACCCCGCCTACAGAAGGAAGTCCTCTTTCATTTAGTTTCTTAGTCATACATATAAATATTACGAGTAGCGCTCTTTTTCTTGTTTTATTACATGTTTGTGTGCCCACATGAACTTGCAAAACGAGTTGGTGGTTTAATATCAAATATGCTCACTATACTCCTAAAATAGAACTTTATGATTATTATAAAACACGAGGCTTAAGTTTACACTATAGTGCTATTAGTATTATTTGATTTTTTCTAAATTATCGGCGAATCGAGATACCCAATCCTTCAATGTAAAGTCTTTCGCGCTGCTGCTGGAAGATGTTTGTAGTACTATGTCAGCGTTCTGGCGTAGGTCTATCGAACCCTTTGTTCCTGCAGGTGAGCCAGGGACCGGTGGCAGTCGTAATGATGAAATCATCGATCTTGCTTCTTTTATAAAGTTATTAATTTCTGTAAAATCTGGCATTAACTTTCTTAAGTCAATCATCTCACCGTCTAATAAGACACGAGCTGGAATTTCTGAACTGTCTTCGAGAGTTTTGCTTAATTTTTTCATGTCATTTATTAAAACAGGTGATTGAGGTGTGGCCCGCGAACTCAATTGATTGACAATATTGTCAAGCTTTATAAGTACATCTTTACTAGGTGGTAAACCAGACTTTAGAGTCTTTTTTAAATTTGAAACAATTTCGAGAGCAGAGCTAAAATCTATTTTTTTGAGTTCTTTCACTGGATCTGGTAAGTTGCCCCATTTGGATCCGCCATGATAAGATTTTATTTTCCAATTACCTAAAATTGCTTCTGCGGTATAGTTACGTGCTCGAAAAGACTTTTCATCAACGACTAATTCGGACACGTCTTTCGGTAAAAAAGGTTTCTTTCTTGTGCCGCTCTGTGCGTAGTGCTTCTTTGTCTGAGCTGATGCTGTTCCTGTAAGTTCAGTTGCAGCGTCAGAGGGAGAGAAGTAAGTTAACCTACCCTCGAGGACATAAAAATTCTTGCCCTTCAGTACGCCGCTGCTAACTGCATCAGCAAAGTCATCTTTGTGAATTCCAAAAGTAGATATTTCGTTAGATGCTCTAGTTGTAGCACCCGGGTTTGTCGAAAGCCAGTCTAAAAAACTAAAATTTGACACGCTTTTTCTTGAAGTTCCTCGGCCAGCGCGATAGGCACCTACAACGTGAACGTACACTACATCTTCCGTGAAGAATTTTTTAGCTGCAGGATTTCCGTATACTGTCCTCTGAAATTTTGTTTTTGCCTCTCTCCTGGCTTTTTCACCCGCTGAATCTGCTAATCTTCTTGCATATGAAAGATTTGTTATAGCGCTGGAGTCCCATCCTTTTGTCATCTCTTGAAGCTCTAGTTCTGCAAGAACCGAATCATAAAGTCTCTTTAAGGGATTTGCTAGGTTTTCAAATCGCCTTGTCGCTTCTGAAACTGAACTAGCGCAACCAGCTAGCCCTTTCTGCTCTGTCAGTGCACACAACCCAAAAAGGTCCTGATCTTGAGCGAATTTTTTCATCTGCTTTTCAAGATATTCAAGTGTGCCGTCAAGCTGTTTTCTTAGCGCGCCGAAGACTTTCTCTGATATTTCAGCGTCTATTGATTTTAGATAATTTACTAAAGCCTCTGCGGCCTTTTCTATCGCTTCATCTGAGACTTCTCTTCCAATTGCAGTAGCACCTTTTTTAATAATACCTTTTCCTACAATCTTTGCTGCACCTGCAACTAACCCTAAAACAGGCGCTGAACAAAGCACGCAAAGGGCGCCTAATAAATAGTCGGGTGGATCTTTGATTACAGCAAGGACAGCAGAAGCTAAATCTACAGGCGTTCCAACACCAGGTACCATACCAATATAAGATCCTACTTCGATAGCCCAATCAGCTATGCTTGGTTCGCCGTAGTCTACTTTAGTAATGTTTAGCGTGACATCTTTTGCGCTGTCACGAACGTAGACAGGGACAACATTTCCATCTCTAAGATTTTTTAAGTTAAAATTTTGATCATCGCCGGCGTTTGTAAGTAAAACGCTATCTTTGTCTGGAAGCTGAAATGATCCTGAAGTAGATATATCTTGTGGTTTTAAATCTGTCTTTGTGATTAAAACAACTGGGTTTCCTTTTTTAAGAAAACCTAGTGCCACATATTCTTTTCCCTTCCAAGTAATTGTTTCAAGATTACTTTGTTCAGATGAGAGGTATTTTTGTGGATCGTTCATGATGTCTGACACTAGAAGCTTAATTGTCAAGCTCGAGGCGGTCTGCTCTTTTAAGATTTCTTTTAAAATAGTCTCTCTAATAACAGACCTTAACTGTGATTCAGATGTGTCTGCACTACCTGGACTTTTAATGACAGAGTTAAGACTTAAAAATTCATTAAACCTTTCATTGTCTTCTATAAGTTGATCAATATCTGTTGTCAGTTTTCTTTCTGGCATTGGTTTGCGTCCTAGTTTAGAAGAGAACCCACTAACAGCAGATTGTGAGTGACCGTTCAATAAGACTCCGCCTACAGACGGAAGTCCTCTTTTGTTTAGTTGCTTAGACATACATATAAATATTACGAGTAGCGCTCTTTTTCTTGTTTTGTTGCCATTTGATCAGCGTGCTGTAATAAAAGAGCCAAAGTAGGCTCTCCACCGAAATACGCCTTGTTCTCTGGAACACCAGGACCGTCGTTTGTACGTATTGCGATCCATTCGTCAAGCGTTAACTGCACTCCGAAATGCTGTAATAACCAGAGTCCTCTCTCGGCATTTGGCATTGACTGCATGTCTTCGTTTACTTTGTACATTTGACCTAACTTTTCACGATGCCAGTCGCTGTCCTGTTCTATGTAGTAAGCCTCTTCTAGATCACCGACTTTTCCCCAATCATGAAATAGTGATGCGATAATCATTGACTCTACAGGAACATCTACTTCATATACTTTTATTAATTTTTTTAAATTGCGCAGAACGTTAAGAGAGTGTTCTACTAGACCCCCTGGGTGTGCACAATGGTATGATAGTTTCGTAGAAGCAGGGGCCATTAGAAGCCTCTCGTTCATATGTTCAACCATTGCCACTACTGGTGCAGATCGGTCTCCTAACTTTGAACACATCTTTAGAAAAAGTGCGTAATTGTTTGTAATTGTATCGATGTCGTGCAAGTGCTGTGTCATTTTTTTGTCCTTTTGTAAAATAAGCTCAAATCGAGCGGAAACTTGTTATGTTTAAAGCCTGGTATTACTATACCGTCTTTTGTTATATTTTTTAATTGTTTTATGCTGTTTTTATGAACGTCCAGTATTAGAGCGTCATGAATAACAAACAAAGGGCTAATTGTTAGTTCTTCTTTTTTTATACTGTCGATTATTTGTCTGAACCCGAGAAGCGAGACGTCGACTCCTGTAGACTGTGTGAAGTAGTTTACAAAAAGATGATCATTTTCTGAGCTTGTATAGATGTTTCGCCCATAAAAGTTTTGAATTACTCCGTTTTCATCAATAGAATTTATAAGGGCATCACGTAAGTGTCTGATTCCGAAATATTCTGATATGTGACTGAATATCTCATCTGAATTGGAAACTCTGAGGAGATTGTTTAGATTGTTTCTTGACATTCCGTAGATAATAGCAAGTGTTGCTTTCTTTGCTAGTTCTCGATCTATACTGTTGTTACACATGCTAGCTATGTCAGTATAAAGATCATCAGGAACATCATCTTGTTTCACAAGAGCTAAAATTCTCGGCTCTAGAGACTTAAAGTCTACCTGTATTATTGCTCCGTCTGACCCATACTTTGATTTAAGTATGTCTCTGTGCTCTCTCTTTAGATGAAGAATGTTTGGACCAGATTTTACTGATAGTCTGCCTGTTATGCTTGCAGTCTGTGTATAATATGTTTTTTCTTGTCTTCTAAATTCATTTAGCAATTTTAGATTTCTTACATCAGCGTTTTTGATGTGATTCTTTAATGTCAGTGTATCTATTGTATAGTCTTCTAGATCAAATAGAACTGACCGTCCTGTCGTGAATTCATCAGAATAATAGCTGTTTTCTTTTATGAATTTTTGTTCTTTTTCTGCATACACTCTGGTCTCAGCTACAAAGCGTTTGAAGTTTTCTATTCCTAAGGCATGAACCCAGTTGATTTTATCTATGCCTAATTGTGAGAATGCATTTGAGTGGGTCTCGCTTGTAATCACAGGGGGCTTACGGTTGTTCATGATGGAAACCACATCAAGACTTTTTAATGTACTACAGCCGTCTACAGCCCATCCGTCTGTATGTTCGGTAGTTACTGTGAATGCATCTTCTTGTACAATTATGTCTTTTTTAGTTCCAAGAATATTTTTTGATATTACAAATTCCACATTTCATTATAACGTAGTTGTATGGGTTGTTCATTATTTCTATTCAGTTGTAGTAGTTTGTTACTCTGAAGTCGTCTCTGTCGTTGAAGGCAGATCTGAAATTAGTTCAATATCAGATAAAAAGCTGCCGAACGAAACGCTTCCACGATATGTTGGAACTAGTTGCACAGACGTCTTAAAGTTACCAGGTGATATACTATGAGTTATTTTTGTCATTGCGTATACATTGTCTAGGTCGGTGTTTGTGTCAAAATCAACAAAATATTCTTGACCGTATCTTAACAGTGGGCAACCCATCATGTCTAGCGATATATTTGCAGGCATTATTCTTTGAGCGTCTTGATCGCTTTCTCCAATTTGAGCATTAGGAGTGTTTGGTATATTTTCGTTTTGTGTTTGTAACAAGAAGTTAGCTTGTATGTTTGCGTCAGACGTCATTGACATAGAGGCTTTATTTATTGCTGTTCCTTCAACACCATATGTAATAGACGGCATAATATTTTTTATTACTCGTTTTAGTTTATGTGATTGAGTATTTACAACTAGTCTCTTTTTTTCTTTGCCTTTACTGTCTGTAATTGTTTTTTCATAAGCTAGACCTTCATCCTCAAGCTTTGTTTTTGCTTCTTCGGCTTTTGATTTTGTTCCTAATACGTCTACATCATATTCAAATGAAACTTCATTGTTTAAATTTGCTAAAAATGTTGACAGTTCATTTGGTTTTGATTTTCCGTCATATACATGAACCCTTAAGATATTTTTACCGTCTGTCGACTTTTTAGACTCTACTTTTATCTTTAAATCAGGCATATCAAGTGTAGATGTTCTCTGATTTTTGCGAATTATGTTCTCACTATTTGTAATAATTTCTTCAATTTTATCTTCTGCAGCAGCGAGATCAAGTTTAGCGCCGTCTATGCTTTCCTGTATAACTTCTATTTCTTTTTGAATTGATTCTTTTTTCTTGTCTTTAGTCTCAGCTTCAAGCTCTGCTTCTTTTTGTTTTTTCTTAGCTTTAAATTCATCAAGTGTATCAATTATATCTTTAATAGCAGCATTTGCCTTAGCGTATTCGCTCGCCTCAAGATCGCTCGCTATTTCAAACTGAGGATTTAGTTTGTCTTTCATTTCAGAGTTTATTACTTTTACAAAGTTAGTAACTGTTAAATTTTGTGTCGTCTCTATTACTTTTTTTAGCTTTTGTGACACTTTGTCGACATTTATTTCAAAGTCGCCCATGTAAGTGTTGTTTAGGGTTGGGCATTTATCATTAAATTCGTAAATGAATACATGAATCTCGTCTGCTGCAGATTCTGCCCCTTGTAGCATTCTTTTTATTAGTGCATTTATGAGAAGTTTATCGAAACGAACTGTTTCGCCTGAGTTTGTTGAAACAAGCTGCTCAGGGACTTTTGGGAACGTTGCTTTTATTGACGCTAGACCATCAGCATCTGGTGATATCCATGGTTCTGAGGGTGGTTTTCTGAAGAACCACTCGCCGGCTGAAGTGTATCTATATTCTAGTGGGTCGCCGGCAGGACTATCAGGTATTATTTCGTCAACTGATCCTGCATTTAATCCTGACTCTATCAGAAATTCGTCGACATACTTTTTTAATTCATTGTAGTAGTCCGATAGTTCACCACCGGCTATACTCTCTAATGCTTTATTAAACTCTGCTCTATCTTCATCAGACATATCACCATTCTGACTTGAGTACAAAACAAGATCTAATGCCTCTCTGTTAAGAACCATAGCAGACGCGCTGTTTTGTTGAGTTATAATACTAGTTGGTAAAAGATTTCCTGTTGTTTGTTGAGAGTTTATTGCAGCTGTCCCATCTCTTATCGTCTGAAGGTTCTTTTTTAGGGTTTCATGCGCATCTCTTAAGCCTTGACCTTCAGAGACTGCAGCAAACATTGAATAGTTTGACATTTCACGAGCTCCGTTCATTGCCAGGCTAAGATTGACAGTAACTACTCCTGCATCGTTAAACGTGTAAGAGCTCGACTTTAACGAGTATAGTTCTTTTGATACCATTCTTTCTATATATTTACCATATGGAGATGTTGAATCTTGATGTTTCCAACCTGCTGTAAGCTCAAACTTAGTAAACGCATATTTTCCTGGATCTAAAAAGTAAGCAATATCATTGAGTCTATGTCTATCATATACGTCTATAACAAGTTCAGCTGTGTTCCATGAAATAATTCCTTGTCCTGCTGATTGTGTAGTAATTGTTGCACTTTTTATAGACATAAAAGGTCTAAACGGATCAATATCGATACCAGATTTTGTTTTTGATATCAAAGACTGCGGCATTGTGAACATCTCCATACCGTTTTTTTGTATGACGTAAGGATTTTTTGCTGTATTTGAACTAGTTTCTGTACCTGTATGTAGTGTCGTAGAAGCCAATGTTAGTAAGCCATCTGCTGTATTATTTCTATCTTCCGTTATAGTGCTGTTTCCATTCAAAAATTTCAATGCTGAAAGGTTTGGCAGTTGATTATTTAGTTCTCCTCTGAGTGCAGTTGAATCTATTATTTCAGATACTTCACCAGTAATTAGTGAGTCGTCTTGTAGTAGTGTTGTTCGAGTAAATACGTCTACAGAAAACATTGGTGTGCACCTTGATCTCTCTATAACGGGAATATAGTTTAAAAATACCTCAGAGGCTTCAGTTGAATGATAAGCAGGATGTAATTCACTATTTTTTACCTTTATGAGCATAATACTTTTATTATCAGGTATTAAAGATCCTGTAGCAGGAGCTAAAGACTCTGTAAATAAACTGTCTAGATAATTTACCTGTGTACTATTATCTGATTTCCAAGAAATATCGCCGAAAGTTGAGTTTGTCGTCTCAGATGTCTCTATGTCACTTCCGTATATTGATATTTCAAATAAAGGCGGCTTTGATGCAGTAGATTCAGATATACTTGATATGATATCAGCTGGTAAAATATTAGTTGGTAAATTATCAGCTACTTCTTCACCACTAAGGAATGCAGATATTGTTGAAACTGAATTTACGATTGAATCATCATTAAATATTTTTTCATAAACAAAATTTTGTTTTTGTTCTGTAGTAAGCGAACTGATTCTGTCAGTTCCTTTCATTTTATCATAAACGTCGCCTTTGTAGAACATTCTTAGTTTTGATATTGTGTCTAATTCATCAAGATATTTCATGCTATCTCACTAGATTTTGTGCTGCGCTTGCGCTTTCTGGTATTCTTATTAACGTCCCAGCTGGCACTTGTAGCCCCCACCCGATTCCACTTGCAGCTGCTATTATCCACCAATACTGAGAGTTTCCATAATATTGTCCTGCCAATGTGTCTAGTCTTTGAGTAGAATTCATTGTAAGAATTTTGCAAGGTAATCTGCCAGTAGACGCTGCGAAATAGATGACACTAGTGTCTCTTCCAGCTATCCGACCACTAGAGAATCCATATCTTGACCCTGCCATTGTTTATTCCTTGTTTTCTTTTTTGACTGCATCATTTGCAGCCTTGTTATATCTATTTTTCGATCCAAGGCCTTCGCCCTGTTGATCGCCAGCAATATCATTCATAATTGAGCCAACGTTATATACAGGAGCCCTTGAGAATCCATCTGCATCTAGTCCAGGCGCAATATCATGTATCGGCTTGAAGTCGAATGATATCTCTAGCCGCATTGGAGCCCTTGATCCATGATCTATTTCCCAGTTTGTATTATCGCCTACAAGTTCATAGCTTAATTTTCCAATAAACCCAGCTAGTCCGCGTCCTGCTGATTCTTCAAATGACTTTGTAATAGAGTTGTTGTATGGGCTCATAAAGTCTTCAAATGTAGTTGTAAATAGATCGATAGAATCACCCATTAGACCAGCAGACGCAGCAAGATCATTAACTTCATTTTGTAGAAGCTCGATAGCGTTGTTCACAGGATCTAAGAACCATGCAAAGTAATTCTTAAATACCCAGTCAGGATCGACTATTACGTCTTCATGAGAAACTGTTAACATTTTTTTGTATAGATTTTTAACTGTAGGTTCTATGACGACAACGTTGTAAAACGTTCTTAGTGTCGTTTTGTTGGTGCCGGGTGTCGTATCTATTTGTTTTTTATCAAGAATTCTACATTTTAAATGACGATCAATTAATACTTTTTCTACTGAGCTGTCAGTAGATAATACCGATGCTTCATCTACGGGTCTGCCACTTTCTTGAGCTAATCGTATCTTTATAGCTTGAGCATTCCCGATGTTTAAGTTCTCATCAGTAATATATCTGTATTTTCCTTGTGATGGCTTTACAAGAACTACACTGCCTACAGGTGGTCCATATTCTTTGTTGAATGTACCACCTAACCCGAACTCGCTTAAGTTAGCTTCGACGTCTGGGTTTTTTAGTTTATTTATTCCGTCTAGAACTAATGGGTTCACAAATCCGTTGTCAAGAACCTGTGAAAGCACTTGAAAAGCTAGTCGTTTTATTTCACCTCCGAGAGCATTACTATCATTAATATCGCCTGGAATTAGATCTAAAAATTGTAAAGGTGTTCCGAAAGCAGCCATAAATGCTTGCAATGCAGCTTCGTTAATAGTGTCAGTAGTTGAGTTGAAGGCATCAGATTCTCCGTTTAAGCCGGCTGCTAGTGAACCCAAAGTAGTTGGGAGCACAGATGTTGCGTTTATATACGTCTCAACATGTCCTGAACCAAATAGTCTTCCTAAATTGAATCTTGAATAATTTCCTCTTATTACATCACCTATTCTTAGTCTTATCATAGGAGAAATAGTAGGTATCTGAGAAAACGGACGTATGAACTGAGTGTTTTCATTTCCTGTACCACTTTTGACTGACTCTCCACGCGACCACTGTGGGTATAACATCTCAACTAATTTATTTACCTTGAACCACATTTCATCAAAGTCTTCTTTTGATGTTGCAACAAGCATGAATTTACCGCTTATTGTTCTTTTTGTATTCTTATAGATTTGAACATCATCCATTCGCCCGTATCCCTCATAGGGAGTATGATTTGCCTGGAATGCATCTGTGAGTGATGACAAAAATGCGTGAAATGCTACTATCTCGTTCGTTCTTAGATCATGAAAATAGAATGGGACGTATTCTGCGTCTAACATATCTTCGTATATGTCTACCATTGCTTTAGGAATCTTGTTACGAGTTGTGTCTACTTCTTGATCGCCAAAAAGTCCGTCAACAAGATCATTTAAAGTAGTAGATTTATCATTAAGCTCTAGATTCTGTGCTAAGTAAGTCTTTTCACCGAGCGAAGATCCCATCATAGCCTTTACAGGGTTTTTCTTTGACACACTGCCAGTTTTTTGTACTGATCGTAGTATGCTCATTGGCATATGATACATACTTGGCATTGATGAAGCTCGCCATGCAAGTGATTTTGTACTGAATCCGTTCTTTGATCTACTTTTTGATATTCTTGTTGCTGGGCCGTCTGTTAGTTGATCGATATCCCATATTCTTTTCTTTTCTTTGCCGACTATGTCTTGAAACAATACTAAGTCTGTGTCTCCGATTACTGCAAAGACATCTAGAAATTTTCTAATTCTTTCTTTTTGTTCTACGCTTTCTGGCTCTTCACGTAGTACTGATCTAGCCATAGAAGCAAAATAGGCTTTGTCTTTGTCTTCTGTTTCTTTGTTTCGTATTGTTGTTTCTAAGAATCTTTCTACTGAGTCATAATAGCTGTTTGTAGTGTAGACCGAGTTGTTGTCTCTTGTACGATCAGCGTCGTCTATTAATACGTTTTTCAACAAATTATCAAAAGAAACTAGAATTTTATCATTTAGAGTTGTATTCTCGCTCTGGAATTCTAGCCCAGGTACGTTATGGACAGTTGTTGCTGTCTGAGCTGAAGAACTGTCGTATGCTCCTCTGCTATCTCTGTCGACTGGTGAGTTGTATGCGTTTCCTGCTTCAATATCTCTTGAGACTACTGAGCCTTTTATGTTATTCTTTATACTAGAAGCGTCGAATGTATCGGGATCCATTGTATCTATGTCAAGGCCTGCAGCCTTTAGTAGTAGTGAAGCGCCTACACTTTTTAATTTTTCTTGAATAAAGCTTTCGCCAGAAGCATTATAAGCACCGAATGAATTTTGAGCTTTTGCAATATCTTTGTTGTCTATTTTATCGTTTGTTTCTGTTCTACTTTCTGAATATTGGACGCCTTTAGTTCCTGGAGAGAATCTATTGTTTCTCTGTAGCATCTCTGTTGTCATTTTCTTTAGTTGTCTACTATCGTCGTCTTCGTTGCCTGGGTTTGTACTGCCTGATCTGTCTATTTCATCACCTGTTGCGTTTAGTAGTGAATGACCGTCTAATTCTTTGTTTGCAGATGTTTTATCAATTATCGTATCTAGTCCTGATTCTGCTGATTCAAACTTTCCACTGTTTGAATAACTACCGAGAGTCTCTCCGAGCGTCGTAGATTGCTTTGCAAAGACTTCATCGTCGCTTGTTGTCTCAGCATTTTGTATTGAACTACCCCTGTTGTTGTCATTAGATTCTTTATTACCAGCAGCTATTCCGTATTTATTGCCGCCTCTATAGTAAGTTGCAATGTAGTTTACGTAGTCACCAAGTAGTCCCTTGTCGGCATCAGACATCTGTATTAGCTGTTTTCCGGTGTTTGGATCGATGCCAAGATCATCGCCTCTGTCGACATTACCAGAACCGTTTTCGTCTGATATGCTTCCAAATGATATTGAATCAGCGGAAGAACCTGTTCTTGCTAAAAATTCTTTTAATGTTTCTCTTGACATATTTTATCTTTATTGTTATACGGCTAATTGCTCGCTATTACAACGCCAGCTTTATCTGCTTTCCATTCGAAACCAGGACCTGTATCTGTAATAGTTATATTTATTTGTTGATTTTCTTTGCTGTCTTCGTTTAGTGCTGCTTGTTGTGTTAAGAGGCTGACGAGCATTTCATCAAGTTTTTCATTAAATTTGTTGCCTGATGCTTCATTTACTTCTTTTACAAGTGTTTTTAGTTGTTCCGCAGAGGCGTTTTCACTGATTTTGATTGTTGTGAGGGGCGATGTTTCGGAGTCTTCGTTTACCGTCCCTTCCACAATACGACCTTTAGTTGTGTCGTCCAATACTGGAGTCGCTGGAGATGATTGCCCGCCTGATGATTCAGGCTGTGCAGTCGCTCCTTTATTTAGCTCTCCTACTATAGAATCAACGAGCGACTCACTTAAGATTAAGGTGGCACTAACTATGTCCCCAGAGCCGGCGTTAGCTGCGTCTTCGTTGATATCATTTGCGCCTTTAATTCTCTCTCTAATAACTATAGTTCCTTCTTCTAGTGACTCTTTGATCTCCCTAACACCAGCGAGGTCCTCGGCACCTTCGCCAGCTATTCTAGTCAAAATAGA